CGGATCTGGTGCCCAGGGCGGGATTCGAACCCGCATGGTCTTAAGACCAAAGGATTTTAAGTCCTTTATGTATTCCAGTTCCATCACCTGGGCACTACTTATCATTACTCCTCTGTTCCAAACGTAGATCACCCCAGATCTTCATATCCTTGAGATCTATTTCATCACTATTCTCCTCAGCAATATTCATTTCCCCGAACTTGCCAGTGATCTTAGTGACCTTTGTCATACCGTAATGATAAACAGTGGGGTTCTTGAGCTTAATGGGTTCGCCCTTCTTATAAGTAGCCTCATCAGCATAGAGTCTTGCAATCAAACGACCATTGAAAACTGGCACTTCGATATTTTCAATCTTCGCCTTTTGGATATCTGTGTTTGTAACTTCGACCTTGACACCTTTCTTCTCGAATGTGGTAGGAGGCATACACCAATAATAAACAACGTATCCTATCATAAACAGCATAAAACCAATTATGAACCCGATATTAATTTTCATTCTTTCTCCACTCCTATAGTTGCAAAAGATATAGACTCCATAATTTGACAAATCATTTCCATGTCACTATAACTTTGACATATGATTGCAGGAAGCAATGTATCAGGACCAGAGAAATGCATTGAGAGTAATGACATTCCTTCTCTGGTATCAGCATCATATACGTAATGCTTTATCTCGTATGACTCAAGGATTTCTTTAGCTTCTTCACAAGCACTACACATCAATCTTGTCACGAGGGTCACGTGCATCATCTTTCCTCTCGAAACGAATATAAACCTCAATACCAGCAGCAAGTGGCCAAAAGAAAGCAGTCATGAACCATAATACCAACATCCAATACCATGGTAATTGATGTGGACAATGATCCATTTCTTCATAACCTCTCCCCAAGAAGAACCAAAACCCGAATAGATAAATTAGGAATATCCCCACAGTATTCCCTCCTACAATGTCCCCTGTAGATAATATGTCACAAGCTCACAAATTGGTGTATATTGCCAACCAAGTGGCTCCCCTTCCCGAGTATACTTCGCATAAGGCCAATTCTTTGCTGGCCAGGAATCCGGCTCCCGATCCTTGAAATCCACATACTCATCAACATAGATCCTCTTCCCACGATTATATTTCCTTGGATCTGGGAATTTAGCTACAACATCCTTAATACCATAGATATAACGATAAAACGGATTATCGTAAGCTAACCACGCCATTGAAGCAGGTGGTTTCTTCCCTAATAGCAAATACGCCAGGAACATGGAGTTAACATGTTGTCTAAGCCAGGAGATATATTTGACTGCATGACCAAACAATCTACCAAGCATACAGAACACCTTAGCTTTGAACATGGGATTAGGAAGTCCTGCTGTTGGAATACTCGCCCCATGCTTATTAGCCCACCAGATTGCAGCAGGACCAGCAAAAGATTGAGGCTTGTGCTTAACCCATAGTCCCTGTGTCTCATTATATTTCCAGTCTTCAGTAACCTGAGAATTTGCAAAATTCCTAGCATCATTACCACATAGCAAGAGTTGCATAATCCAACACTTAGCCTGTGCAGCTACTAACCCATCACCAACGATCTGTGCTGCACCAGCAAGCATCCCAATATGGAAAAGCCCATCAATATAATTGGTGGCTCGTCGAGGTAATACCTGACTAAAGAAATAATGATTCTCAGGGTCAAAAGCCTCTATAACTTGGTCACGAATCATAGAATTACCCTCCTATGGTAAAGAGCCATGTCTAGCGGAAAACGCTCCCACATCACGTTCATAACTTCCCTATTGTAATACGAGTACGGATTCGGTTTATCTTCTGTGGTGTTCACGATTGGTAGCTTCTTAGGTTCACGATTGAAGTAGCTAATGATCTTATTGAGTTCTGATTGTAGAGACTCATACCGGATGCAACTACCTTTACATGTATCAAAGTGAAAGAACATTAGATCCTGGAGATATGTATGACGATAATGATTTATAAAATTAACAATATCACCCTTATCCCACCATTCCTGATTCAAAATCCACCAGGAAACGATCACATCAATAGGATCACGGATCGTGCAGAAGATCAATTCATTCCCGTACAGATGCATATTCTTTATCCCGCCATGGTGTTCCTTTGTGGTTTGCCCTTCAGGAAAAACCTCCTGAAGAAGTTTCTCAGTTGCCATACTTGCTGTACGGGGATGGGCAAGATATACGAATTTGCCTGAGACATAGAAGCTCATTTCTACCAGTCCTCCCCTTGTGTTTTCCCAAAAATATCATCCTGGCATTTTTGACACATGCCAGAGATATTATATTCCTTAATACTTAGACTATCTCGAAAACCACTCATATTGATAGCATTCCCACATGTAGGACATTTCCTTTCCTTAACCCTTTGAATCTCTTTGCTGAAGCCCATTGCCTTCATGATATTCTCGTTCATTACTCTTCCTCCTATATGTTACACAGTAGGAACAAACACCATATTCCTTGATATATTTCTCATCTATTGGGTAAAGTTGAGAACCACATTTTGGACAGTAAACCATAACATACCCTCACCAAGAGAAATGTATTGAGAGATTCTGTTCCGCACAGACTCTTAGGAACTCTCTAGCAGACCAGTAATACGTGGGATTATGTAGTTTGCGCTCCCCACTTTTCTCACGCGATTGCCAAATTTTCCACGCTTGCTTCACTTCCTTAACTGTCCAGTCTTTGATCCTCCAGGCATCAAGATCGGTCATGATTTGCAAAATTATTCCACATCCTGAAAGATCAAGACCACCAATATCCAACATCCCATCAACGTGACAATGACGAAGTACACGTCTCCTAGCATCCTTAAATGCTTCACGAAGACGTTTACTAATAATATAAGGGTTCGAATAATCACCCCATTTCACACGGATATGTTTTCCGCGGTTCATAGCGTAGGCATCCCATCCCATATGTCGCTCCTCCCATTTGTATTCGGGCAATTCTAATTTCTTTTGCGCCAATATCGAGCCTCCTGAGGTATACCATCTTTACTCTTACCACGGAACTTGAATGTCACTCGGCTCCCACGCGGGAAGTGTACTGCTTCAATCCAATCAGGACATTCAGTCTCTGGATTATCTTGTGCCCAATCTGAAGCTGGAGTAGCATTCCCGATAATTAAATCAGGATTGTTAATATCAACAAGCAAACGCTCCTCATCCGTGAACCCACTTAGCTCTAACCTCTGTCCTGAATCAAGCCTCAATATCAAAGCTCCCATTTTTCCGAGGAGCTTAGAACCTTTATCCGTGCGTCGTCCTGTAATATACCCGACAACTGTCCCCTCTGCATCCTCAAACTTCTTGACCTTGAGAAGATCATGTGATCTGCATGGCACCCATATGGATTCAGGTTTCCGGAGAATCAGACCCTCACCACCTGCTACTGAGATTTCTGTGCATTTTTGATTTACTAAATCAATGGCCTTATCAGTTGCAAGTGGTAATCTTTTCTGCACATGCGGGCGGGCAATTACATTAGTTGTAAGATTCCTTTGCAATAGAATATATGTACTCTGAAAAGGTGTTGTTTTCTTAGGGTTATACTCAAGACTTGTAATATCGGTATCCTCATAAACCCATCTACGGATATCTTGAAAATGTTTCTTAAAGTTCGTTGTATTGATGAATCCATCCATGAAGATTCGGTCAAAGGAAGGCATATCAAAACAAAAGAACAATACCTCATACCATCCTTCACCTGGCTCAAGAGCCTTGACTGTTGACATAAGATCCTGGCGTGGAAGGCCCATGCCATAAAGCTCACCATCCAGCGGGATTTTGGGAAGTTCGTTGAGCCACCAATCAGGGGCATGAATAACATTTCCATATCGACTCCACAGTCCTGTGGCAATAGGCTCTTTCTTATATCGCTCATCCTTCTCAGTATTAGCCCATGGTACATCTGATTTAGTAAATCCCCGAGTGATACCACCATCCCAATAAGCTCGCATACCATCAAGCTTCTCGGACATGAACCATCCACCGATGCCATGCTTCTCTTCTCTGAATGTATGGGCCAACATAAGGAATTCACGCTTAGGCATCTGGAATCTCCTTTAGAAGAAGCATATCGCCATACCCACTGTAATCATACTTAAGACCTACCCGTAAAGTATAGTGTGGACCAGGATAACCTAACCAATTATTTGCATACATTTGAGCCTCATGCTCGGTATCAAAGATATGAGTTTTCCAACACTCAGATTTAAGATCTGGAAACCCTTCTCTAGAGGCCGGCTTGTCATTATCGAAAAGCGCATATCTCATTTTATCTCCTTGACTTTTTACGAGCAATCTTAGCGCGTTTACGTGATGCTTTTTTGATTTTCTGTTCTTTGCTTGTGGGCTTCTTGCGTTTCTTTCTAAGCTCATAGGTCCATTGCATATCAGCTAAAATGCTAGGCATCCCATTCTCCCATTACTATCATCTTGGCACGCTTCTCGTTCGCTATCTTTACGGCATGTTTATCATTTCGTGCCCAACAATACACAAGTAACTTATTATTGTGAGGAAGAATACAATCTTTGCCCACATTATTGCAGTAAATTATATCTTCTGCTGAAACTTTAGAATTACCTTCCCTATCCATTTCAACACGATACAAGAAATATCCTTTTGGTTTAGAGGATGTAGGATTAAGAGGATATTCCTTAACCTCTCCTTGACATGATTCAGCAAATTCATTTGCTTGAGGTTCATTATCAAAAACGCCACGAATACTGTAATCCGAGTACTCACCAGTCGTGACCACATAAACATTACGCATCCTCATCCTCCTTCACCTTTTCTATAGCTTCCTTGATCTTTTTCGCAAGAGCATTTTCAGCCTGAAGAATAAGTGCCTTTTCTTGAGGTCATTGATTTATCAAATTATTGAAATATGCTTGACAAGTCTGGACAGCAACATTCCAATCTTCTGTATCTTTCCATTCTTTTTTAAAGATCCCCCAAGCTGTTTGCTGGATATTTAGTCGTTTTCTAGCTGCTTGTTGCCGTCGTTCTTTACGAGTCATTAGACTTCTCCAACTGTACGAGCAAAACTATCTAAACGTAAATCTTTTTCGGCATCCCGAATTGTTTTGCTGAGTCCTGCTAATAGTTCTTTAGCTTTTGCAAGATTCATCATGTGAGTAAGTTCACATTGTAAATCACTTACTCGTACAAAAACACCACGTTTCTTTGTGGCTGGATCATCACAATATCCATACTCACATTTGGTTTCGGTATTCATTTCTTTGCCTCCTCATACGCTCGACAGATTTCAAATACATCTTCTGACGAGTAGCGACGTTTTCCAGACTTTAGAATTATTACTGTTTCTCCTGGCCTTTCTGGGCCAGCATGATCAATACTTTCGATAAGACTAATATCAACACTCCGACATTTGGAATTAGGGTTTGCCGGAAGAAATTCTATACGCCGTACTATAATGGCTTTAGCCATGTTATTCTCCAAAGAAATCAGGACGGGGTAGCCCAGGTGTTGCAGGGTTTAGAGGGTGCAAATAAATGCTACCCCGTCCTGTGAGTTATGCCCATGGCCGAGTGATTTTGGTTGTGAGCAATGCTGCTCCATACTGTACTCTTTCAGTACCTTGGATCATCACTTGGAAGCTCCTACTGGAGACTACTCGCATGGGCATTAAGACCACGATTCACTTCTTCGACTCTTGCCGCTAGTTTCCGTAGTGCTTGCCCACGTGTCATGGTCAGATTCCCATATTGCACTTGGTCCTCTTTCGCATAACACATAAGCCTATTTCTTTCTGTTTCAAGTCTGTCATGGAGTCGTTGAAGGCGTTCCTTCTTTCTTTGATTCATTGTCTCTCCATTCGTTGATGAGATTCAAAATCTCATATCGGCACTTTGCAACAGTACCCCAATCTCTACGTAACTCTGCTTCAGAGATTGTCACCATCCGATGATGGATCTTCTCGATCAGTTCACTCATACGCTCACCTGCTTTCTGCAAAGATCAAAAGCCTTCTGCTTGAGACGATAGCCAGCACCATACATCACAGACTCAAAACGCTTTGCCTCTCGATTTTCCTTACCACGAAACTTCATCTGGTGATCAGCGTGCTGTGTCACTGCATTGTAGGCTGCCCAAAGCGTACCAGGGTGCCTCTCAGCCTGATAGTTTGCAGCGATGATGTTCCTTGTATCTTCCTTATCCCCGAAGAGATTTTTCGTGTAGTCCTTAAAGTCCTCATCGCTGATCTTGTACTCTAGGAAACTCTCGAAATGATTTGCTAAATCAAGGAAGTAGCGATTTGCGATCCCGAGTGTTTCCCGAGCGATCTCAAGCCTATTATCAATGTTCGTGGTGTGCTTGAAACGAACACTGTAATCAGAATTCCTGCCACTGAGAGCAGCGCGAAGTGTGTTGTTACAAACAACCCGAATCGGACTCCAGAAACATGTGAATCCGATTGTGCCGTCATGACCATTGGCAAGGATGATATATTGATTAATTCGATCCTCGCCACCGATCATCAGATCCTCAGGGCATTTCACTGTCCAGAAAACCTTACGACCTCCGAATAATGCACCCACACATTCCACAACATTACCCTCACCAACCAAGGCGTTGAGAAAATCAGCCTGTTCCTCATTCTGAATGGGCTTGAATCTTGTACCTACGGTACCGAAGTACTCACCGTTATCCATTCGGATCACAGCACGCTTGTCAGGAACTTCTGTGTACTCGCCCACACGAATGGAGTAGAATAGCTTCTCAACAGCCACGGCCCACCGCAAATTTGCTAAATCAAGGGCCTCATTCACGGTCATGTTCTCCTGGACCTGAACACCAAGACCATGCCAAGGCACCTTACCAGCAAACGCGGCTTCCACGGTCCCATCTTCACGGATACTCAATTCATGACTCATGACATTCCTCCTGAATAAGGTCCAAGACTTCCGAAACAGATTGCATCACTCGAAATTCCATACCATTGGAGAGAACAACCATACAGTCATGGGTCTTGTGTTCACTGTTTACCTTTACTGCATAAACAGCTTGTATATCGTTTTTATCTCGAATATACAAACCTCCAAGATTTTCTCCAGTATGGTCCGCATGATTGAGTTGAATCATGTTCTTCTCCCGGACATCTGGTGAACATTCCGATCATCCATACCCTCGCTACGTAGCAAACAAAACTTTTCCAGATCCTTGAGACAGGAACGTGGGATCATGACACTTGCAACTCCGCCACTGTTCCAATTCGTTTCCCGAGTACATGTGATAGTGCCACCGAAGAACTCTTCAATGATCTTGCATCCTTCTTCAGTGAGATCGCAAAGTACTCGCATATTGAAAGCACACGCCTCACCAGTAAGGATGTTGATCCCGGAATCATAGATAATGCGATCCATGGCTTCTCCTAGCATACAGGCATTGGGCACTGAACCTTGACACCACAACCTTCACAAGTGAACACATATGCAGCATCAGGTTCAACAGCATGTGTGCTCCCACACTCAGGACACTCGATCTCGCGATTTGCTAAATCAAAAAGAACCTCTTCAAGAGCCTCAATACTCGTATCCTCAAGACCCATGACCACACCCGTTTTCTCGCTCTGAGGTTTGGGCTCACGCTTCTCGAATGTGGTCCCGATCTGAATGTTCGCGCCTTCCTTCTTGGCACAAGAATCGCACATATAACCCCACTGACCAGAGCGCGTAGGAGCATCATACTTTGCCTCCTCTCCACAGATATCACACTTGGGAAATTCCTTGACATACTTGATACCCATTGCTAGTCCTCCTATGATTTAGCAAATTACTCCTGCCTCTTGGAAACTGAAAAAACAATCCTTGCCAAGAATCACATGATCCAGAACTCGAAGTCCAAGAAGCTTTCCGCACTTGCATAGCCGTTCTGTAAGACTACGATCCTCAGGACTCGGAGTACAATCACCACTTGGATGGTTATGTATGAAAGCCACTGCTGCTGCACCATCAATAAGAGCCGGACGAAAAACTTCTCTCGGATGCACAAGTGAGGCTGTGAGCGTACCCAAAGAGACAAGATGCTTGTCAATGACCTTATGCTTTTGATTCATTGTCACGACAAAGAATGCTTCCTGAGAAAGTTCTCTTGAGTCTTCAAACATTCTCACAAAGTCCTTGGCATCAGTGGCTATACATCCAGTGGCTTCTCGGACCTGCATTGTCTTGAATTTTACTTGACAACCATACTGAGTAGCCATTGCCATCCTCCCATGATTTATCAAATTACTCATTCTCCTCAGGAATACTGATCTCCAGCCCTTCATACGTGGAGCCGTCGGGATTTTCCTTCGGCACCTGTCGAAAGGTTGCATGAGGAAAATTCCGGTTCATGTAATTGTTGAACGCGGCATTGTTCCTTGCTCGCTGCCTCACGAACTTTGCGAACTTTGTCAACCACCATAATTCCTCACGCGTAAGCGTATCCACTGAACGACCAAACGCCTTTTCAAACTCCTGTGATACAACGTCGCCATCAAACTTGTAAGCCATTCCTAGTCCTCCTGTGATTTGGTAAATTACTTATTCTCAGACTTTGGCTTCTGAACCATACCACCACAGAACCAACAATGTTTTACCTTACACTCAGGGCATTCTGCAATATCCTCATCCGAACACATTGGACAATGACCATTATTTGGACAAGGAATATTTGGTCCAAGACCTTCACATTCAGGACACTTATACTTATTCAAGGCCGGCCTCCTCAAACATACGGTCAATTCCCAGAAGTTCTTTAGCGGTCTCAATATGCTTGCAGTCATTCCATCTTATGAAAGCATAACATGTGCAAGACCACTCACCTTGGATACAGCGTACGGTATAAGATTTCCATTCCTTACTCTCACTTGGAATATCCCATGACCGCATTTCCCTTCGAAAGATCTCCTTCATTCTCCAGTACTCCCGAGTCAATTCCTCAAGACGCTCAGGAGTGTACGGCTCGATTGGTCTTATCCCGACTATGAAGGGGCCGCCGGGAATATTCCATCGCGTGGGCGGCGCATGAAAGTTTGTCATTCTCGTCCTCCGTAAGCCTTACATCCAAGATAGTACAGATACTCCAACCAATAGCCTTTGACACATGTGCTTCAATAACCGATTGCTCGTACTTCTCAATTAACTCAGGCTTTAGAGGAACGTCAACTATTCTTGTCACTTCCTCGCCGCTCTGAGTCATGAGGATCACTTCCAGTTCCATTAGCTTCCCTCCTAATAAAACGAGTAAACTTCTTTCCAATATCATCCAAGATTTGGCTCACACGAGCCGGCGAAATCCTTAAGATCTTAGCAATATCACGACCTGTGTGGTTCTCTAGTCTCAGCTTCAAAACCTCTTGCTCCTGGGTTGAAAGATAATTTAGAAAATCATGGATCTCATAATCATTTTCATCATATTGCGGAGGAAGGAGGCTTATCTCAGCATCATTGGTATATGCTGTATTGTCCTCGTCCTCTTGAACTTTTCCGTGCAGGTTTATTGTGTAGGGGAGAATATTCTCCTCTCTCATTTTCTTTATCTGTTTCTGAGGAATCCGTATTACATGATCCTCAGATAAAAACTTATGAATAGCGGAATGTACTTTTATTGTTATATATCCCCCTATATTATTATGTACGTGCGCGCACATGCGATCTACAGCTTCTACAAGACCGATCATAGCTGCCGATACAATATCATCTTTCTTTTTAGGGTATCGTGCCACATATCCCCCACAAATCTGCAATACCAAACGCACATGAGACATGATAAGTGTCTCACGTGCATCTGTGTCACCAGCGCGGTGTTTTGCAAGAAGATCGGTAAGTTCAGGAAGGGATAACTGATTTGGTAAATCAGATTGCCCAATAGGATGGACAACATTATAACGGATTCTCTTTTTTGATCCACCAAGATACATCCTACGCTCCCTGATTCACTAAATTATTTATGGGCCATGGATTTACTGAAATAATTTAATTCAGTAAAATAATTTAATTCAGTAGAATAATCCTCCCTGGATACGGAACCTCCGCCTATACCATACTATATGTATGGTCCTTAGTCAACTAGAATCTTATAAGTCATTATATTCCAAGGGTTTAAAATGACAATTCAAACCGGAGAATTTCACGAAATTCTCTGGCACAGTATTTGCTAGATGAATTATTTTACTGAATTAAATTATTTTTAGACCTCCTGATTCTATAATATAATTCAATAAATTATTTAGTATCTGAGGGATTTACTAAATTATGTGTACTACGAAATTTTCCTCGGATAAGTACATGATCTCCGAAGATATGTTTTAGTAAATTTTCAATTCTTGTTGCTGTTGCTTCAAGACGATCAAGACGATCCGTTGTTGGAAGTGGTGGGCCATTAAATACCTGGCCTTTAAGCTCAGGGTTAAGTTTCTGTCTCTCAGTAAGAAGTGTCTTAAAGGCCCCAACATCTTCTTCTGTCATATTCTCAATCTGCATTATATTTCCCTTTATATAAGCTCCTTAAACATCCAAAATTCATCCCACTGTGCATTCACTTCAGTAGCAATATAACCACGAGGATCATAAACCTTATAGCCATCCCAAGCAACTACATGAGAAATATCTGAATACATGAGTATTCCTATATTTCCATTGATAGGAAATTTTCCGTTTATTCTAATTTCCTTACCATTTATTTCTATAGCTCGAAAGAAAGGCATACATGCATACCCAAACTTATAAATAATTGGCAATAGATCTTCTAATTGTATCCCACGATGATGATTAGGATGTCCTTTTTCAGGCCACATGATTTCTTCTGGATCATGTTTCACCCATCTTCTAATATCCTCAGCATCAACATTCATACACATGGCTACTGAGCAAAGTACACATTCATAATCACCTACTTGACGTATTAGTTTCAATGAGAACCTCCTCATCAATTTCACGCCAAAAATTCGATGCCTCTTTCATTTCATAGCTAATATATGAGGCCCAGATTCCTACCTCAATACTCCTGGCTCTAAGCCATTGGATCAGCGGCAAAAAGGCTTTATTTGAGGAGCCAAGAATAATGGTGTTCACTCGATCTACATGATTCACTGCTTCTAACACAATATCGACAATCGGATTATATCGCTTAGTCTCGGTATTGAGTCCTTTAAATTTAACAATAAATCCGTAGTGCCGTAATGCATCCCGAAATCCATATGCACGGTCATTAGCTATAGTACCATAGGCTATTGAGATTGTATCCTCACCTGCCCATTGGTTATATAGCTTCGCATAATCAATACAGCGTCCCGCAAACTTACGATTAACCCCATAATGTAAGTTCCCCGTATCGAGTAGTACCAATGTATTTGGCATTATTCTTCTCCAGGGACTTTATATCTTTTCGTATAATCCTCACGACACTTAGCCCACTTATTCCAATCACAAAATTGATTTACCAAATTACATGCCTTAGCGGAATTATGTGCAGCAGAAAATGTTACAGGTGTTGGACGTGTTGTTAACCATGCCACAAAAGCCGTTATTGCTTCACGTGGTGTGAGATCTGGTTGATTCAATTGAGGCATGACACCTTGCATACATTTAGCCATCTTCTCCTGGGGGTCTGGTACTTTGATATTTTGAGCCTTAATACCTACTTCTTGTCTCTGTTTCTTCTCATACTCAGCTTTTGCTTTCTCAAAATTATTCATCTTGGTTCCTTTCTTCGCTGTATTTTCTTATGATCTAGATAGAATACCCAATTACAAGGTTTATGTAATTTATAAAATTCTAAATCTGAATCCCCAGTTAGAATCCAAACACCACTTCCAAAAGCACACAACTTAGGGAATGTTTCAATCTGTGCTGGAGTAAACCGTGAGCCTTTCATATCAGGAAGTTTAACCTCTATCCACCGATGCCCATATCGAACATGAGTGGCAAAGAGATCCGGAAATCCATATTGATACATGTTTCCATGTGTTTGAAGAACAAACCATTCTTCACGTCTCAAGCGATTAATTATTCGCCTTTGGATTTTTGCTTCTGGTCCTTTTTGGCCGTAGTGTTTGAAAGGTTGGGTCTGCATTCTGCTCTCACAATATTAAGAAGAATCTGTGCAAGTTTGAGTTTCTCATCCATAGCTTGCCCAGTCACCATACCTACAGCTTCAGTAACAAGTTCTCGTACTCGATGTAAATAATATGTGTTATTATTCACATCCAAAATTACTTGTAATTGCGGATTCTCTTTTCCACGTATCACACATTCACTTAGCAGACTTCTTTGTAGCTTTATGCTCAGACTTTTCTTTCTTGGCATTTTCTCTCCTCTCCTTAGCATACGCCTTCTTTAATTCATACATTCGCTTTTTCAGTGCGTTCTTAGCTGCTCGGAGCATAATTTGTTCACGAAGATCTCTCACCCCAAGTAAATTATAATTTGCCCAAACTTCATCAGGTAGTAGATTCTTTACTGCTTTGTAATCCTTGTATACTTCCACTAGTTCTTCCGTGCTCAAATGGTCTGGAAACTTTAGACCTAATTTCTTCAACTCTGCTCTTATATCTTCGTCGCGTACTTCCTTCGGTCTTTTCATCGGTTCTGGTACTTCTCTTGCCATCTTCATTCCTCCCCATACTTAAATCCACAAAATTCGGAAAATATAACATAACATCTGTTTCATGAAATTCAATTTGTTGAATTAATTCCTCCTTACTATATGTGCTCCAATATTTGATCCTTAGTTTTCGTGCTAGTTTTTGAAGTTTAACCATTGGCCAATCTTGTATCTTTGTCTCCTCCAATATATCCATTAAGATAATATCAAGAAGATTTTCTGATAGGATCTCTTCCAGGAATCCAATTAATGATTCCATTTCTTCATCTTTTAGGCTCCTATTCTTAACATGGTATTCAATTTTACGTAACTTATTAACACGTTGTCGTAATAACTGAAGTAACTCTACTTTTCTCCCCATGATTTAATACTCACTTTCCAAGTTATACTAAGTAATGGTACATATTTTTTATATTCTTCAACAAATGCCTCAACGAGTTTGGTTGAATGATTTGCTAAATCAGGAACCATAGGACACATGATCTCATCATGTACGTTTAAGGGCATAACACGCCAATCGGAAACACCTATTGGTTGTAGATCCCATAGACGACGTTGGAGTTCCTTCGTAATAGTAGCCCCAGGGGACTGAATGACATGATTGCCCGCCGCCCGCATGTTTGCACTTTGGATTGCGAAGGCAGCCCCATAGAGTGCAGATTGTAATGCGCCAGAGGCGGTTTGCTGTCGCTCTCGGCGCATAACTTTAATCTTATATTCCCTCCACTCTTTGGGAGGATCTTGTGCAAGATCATATAAGGCTCTACAAATTTTATTTTCAAGTGTAAAATACCTCCTAAATCCAAACATACTTTCAATATATTCTTGTGGTTCATGCCATTCTACAGCAGTACCAATACCATCGGGTTGTCGCATACTGCAAAAGGCATCAAAGACTTTTTGTCTTGCTCTATGGACACCTGGGAATCGCTTACCGAAACTCTTGAAAGCTTGAACGGCAATATCATGTGGTATTCCGAGTTTTGATTCAAGTGTATACTCGGTTCCCCCATAACCCATTCCAAATACACCTTGTTTCCCGTCCTTATATCTTGTACCATTAACGTATTGGTTAAGAAATTCTCCACGATCATCTTCCTCCATGATCTCCTCATATGTAGATCCTGGATAAAGTTCCATAGCGAATAGAGCATGGATCTTTTTACCTGCCATAAGTTGTTTACGTAGTTCTGGATCTTTCCACTCAGCTTCCATCAAAGAGACTTCAAAAGCATCAAAATCACCCCCACTTAAATCAAATCCATCTGGTGCAAGTTGAAAACAAGCTCGAACTTTTTTATCTTTCTTAATACCTTGAGGATTCAATCCATCAGAACCAGACATTCTTGTACTCTTAGTTCCAATAACTTTGAAACCAGCATAAAATTTTCCTGCTCGAATAAGCTTATCATAAAGTTCAATCTCTTTCTGAGCTTCCCGAGCATTTAGTACTTGTTGTGCTGCTACTGCTGCTGGATGATTAGTTCCATCTTCCTTTATCCATTTTGTGATCTCTTGGAGAACAACCTTCTTTGTGCTATTTCGGATCACTAATCTCTCAGTGGTATTCATATGTTGTTCAACAAACTTACGTGCTGGTCTAGGTGCTGTTGGAATTTCCTCCACTAACTTAGCTGCTTGATCGCGTAATTTACTAAGTTGTTCAACATTGATCTTAAAACCCTTCCATCTTACTGCTCCAACCATACATGCCAGTTCTGAATCGGTATCACCAGGTTCGGGATCTCCGAAATAATGATAAAGACCCCGTGTATATTCTACATCATCGCCAGCATATTTTTTAGCGAGAGGGTTGAAAGCCCAATAATTTATATGATGTTTAATAACTTCTGGCCAATTACCTCCATAAGGTACATACTCATCTTCCTTTGGTCGCCACTCAGGATCAACACCAATTTGATCCCCGATCCGTAATATATCATCCTCTGAGATTCCAAGAGCGTCTACAGCTAGAGCCTTTAATGCGGTTGATGGCTCAAACTTTAATTCAAGATCCTTAAAATTAGGATTAATCTCACCATCAAGATCTGTGATATCCCGTATTTGCCATTGTGGAATATTTTTACGTTTACGTCTGGCAAAATAAATTCCAGGTAACGGGATTACTTCTTCAAGCTTTTTAGCAAGAGCCTTAGCCAAGACTGTAGGAACACGTTTTACGCGAATTGGCTTCCGATCCATGGTACTTTGATAAGGGCCTTTTCTCGCGTGCAACATAATATCACATGCTGCTTTGGGTTTCAAACATGGTCCCTCTTGAGCCAGAATCTCATAATTTGCTAAATCAGAGATTACATTCTGTGGGATCGCGGATTTATCTGGATAAGCCAGAAACATAGTATAGATCTTGCAAAGATGAAATTGATCAAATGCCAAGTTGAACCCACAAATGGCCTTTCCCATCATCCATTCGATAAGATCTATTGTCTCTTGTATCGGATGTTTCCAAATATCCCACTGGATAATTGGACCTTCATCTTCAGCATATTGAATAGTAACCGCTGGACCTTTGAATCCACAGGTCTCGGTGTCAAAGTAAATCATACCATTCCCCATGCAACTTTCGAAGGATCTTGAACAAATACTCCTAGTTCTTCTGCTTCTTTCTTATCCATTACAGGTAAGAATCTTTTACCTCCACAGTAAGGACATGATCCACCATACCCTTCTCGTATAGCATGAGCTTTCCCACATCCTATAGCAACACATTTCCTAATTTTAATTCTGCTCATTCCTTAATCCCCATAGCCTCAAGATCCCCTGGCAATAAATCAAGATCATGAATCATTTTCACAGGATATTGCTCATGAATCTTTTGCCACATACTCGTGAGAAAAGGATATGTGATTGTAGATCCATTTTCACATTGCTCAATAAGCTGAGAGAAAGGCCAACATAATCTTAGCCTAATTTCATAAATCATCTTCGATACCGTTTCCACCAGTTAGTAAAGCCAAGTCCATTCGGACAAATAACCCATTTCCAAAAAGTATGGAGTCTGGGATATTTTAAATGCCAATTATATTTTATCATAAGACCTTCAATATATAATCTCATGTTACACCCCTATACTTAACTAATTCAAAAGCTTGAGTCTCTGTGAATCCTACTTCAATATAAGTTTGATAGCGAAAATACATAACTTTTGATATTTCAATCCATGCTTGTTCGTTAACTTCTTTATTTATTTTATATGTTTTCATTAATTCTTCAGTTAGTTTTCGTTCTTTATCTGCATTCATTGTAACTCCTGACTATAATATTCTCGTCCACAATCATAACAAATGAATTTTAGAAACATTAATATTTCTGCTGAATATCTTGCCCCACATTTACATACTTGAAATGCTTCTTCTTTTGTAACTGCACAACAACATGGTTTAGTATGTTGTTTATGTGCTTTTGGAGTATGACTCATAATCCAGCCTTCTTCTTAAAGAATTCTCTCATATCCTCAAGATGTTTTTCCATTGCTTCAAGCCTACCACGTTCATAACTCCTACCAGCAGGGCAGCCTGATTCTTGTATTGCTACAGCCAAGGCTGCTGCCCATGTCTCTGGGATTCTGATTGCTGGCCTAATAAAATCCCCAGGATTATGTTGTTTCGTACAAAAATTACCATCATCTTGTTGTTCAACATGAAATCCTTCATCGCCTCTAACATATACGTCAACAGTCCTAGAACTTGGATTCAAATACGCCCTTACTTCAAACATTTCCATACTCCCACATAGTAATAGTTCTTCTCAACAGGATAACGTCGCCACCCATTAGTACTTAAAAAGTCTTTCTTACTCCATAAGCTTTTATGAATATTATAAGGATTTCCATAATACCAAGATTGTTTATCCTTAACAATATTCTCATCCCATCTAAGTGGTGTTAGTAATATTAACTCCCTCTTACATACTCTTTTCGCATCCTCAAGAATAATAAGTCCACGCCCTTTATCTAAATGCTCTATAAGATCTAGCATTAATACTATATCAAAAACGCCTCCCCAACTGGCCGGTAAACCTTCGGTACTAAGATCAATAAGATGATCAGGATTTGCTTTTGGCCATATATCTACTGTTGTAACATTTTGTAATGTTCTACTGACTTTGCAATTCCCACATCCAAGATCAAGTATCTTATCTCCTGGTTGAACTCTCTGATTTACAAAATCAATAATCCCAATCACGAGACAGCCCTCTCCCCTTTAACATCAATACCTGCAAGACTAGCAGCACTTTCACGTGGAATAATATAAGCTCTGCCTTTCTCATCCGCAATCTTCTTTACTTCATAAAAGATCTCACTATCAGAGATTTCACCAGCACACCACGCGAGACAACGTGTGCCAAAGTTATTGCCAATTGAATCTTGAACATGATCCATCATTGCAAAGATTTCCTGCTTACCTCTTGCTCGTTTGACAAGTGAATTCTCCTGTCTCCTAGCTCTAATAACAGGAGTTTTCTCACCTTTTTCCTTAGCTATTTTAATCTTCTTCACTGCTTCCATCTGCATTTCTCTAGTAGGTAGATTCTTAATATCTCGAATCTGATGCTGTGTTATAAATCCTGCTGCTGCTTGAGTTTGAATCTCTTGTGGGAGTTCTAAGAGATATGTTCTCACCTGAACCCACCCATATGATTTACCAAGTTCTGTAGCAATCTCTTGCAGTGTTAATCCAAATGCCTTCAAATGCTCTACAGCCTGAGATTCTTCCACAATGTTTAAATCTTTTCGGAGGAGATTTTCTCTTAGATTTAAGATCCGGGCATCTCTCTCATTTGTAACTCGGCTAATTGTAGCTTTAATTGTTTTAAGACCAAGAACCTTATGAGCAGTGTACCGACGGAAACCTGCAATGAGTCTCCATTTATAGAATTTATTAACATACTCTTGCTCATATTTCTGAACAATAACAGGAGATAATAACCCATTCTTCTCAATATCCCTTGCCAACTCCTGAACATCTACAGGAGCAATCTGTCCACGACAATTCATATTCTGATCCATAAGGATATCAGTTAAAGGTATACTTATGATCTCATTATCAACACTTTGCTCTGATCTTTCCATTATTCTTCTCCATATACAATAGTATCAACTTCTCGTGCAATCGTAGTTCTCATTATATTTCTAAAATCTCCAAGACTCATAGCTTGCAGATCTCGTTTCTTTCTTAAATTGTTAAGAATATACATGTCACTTTCAAGGTGAATAATATCAATAATCGTAGCTCCACGGTTCTCATCCATACCAGGACGATGGATACGATCTTCACTTTGGATACGACTATTAGCATTGAAATCATTACTATAATAAATCACTGCCGGTGATGCTGTGAGATTAAGGCCCTCACCTGCTGCTCCTGGTTGCCCAACAAATGCCAATCTAGGATACTTTTCCAAAAGCTCATTACGACGAGGATGTGTACGGTCCATAGCAATAAGCATATCATCTTTATTCTCATCGCCAAAGGCCATCCACCCTCGTCCATCTGCACGTAATACTGTCCACTTCTGTTCGACACATGTTTTAACAATCCGATCAATCGAACCAGTGAAACCACCATAAATAACAAGCCTCCCAACATCACTGTATTCATCAAGAAGATCAATAAGAGCATTAACCTTGGGACATGGGACTTCCTCTACAATTCGATTTGTCTTATCAATCTCACCAGTCCCACCGCACTTATCACAAATCATCATTTCTTTCTTAACATCAGAGTTCTCTAATGGGGCTTGTGTATTTTCAATTCCAACATAAGTTTCACGTTCCCCTTCACCATTACAGAGAGGACAAATTTGTGTGCCAACTACTTCTTCATGATATTGAAAACCATCAGATAACTCTCTCATTCTCTCCATACCAGTAATAACTCGGGGTGCTGTACTTACCAATGCTTCAGCAACTTGAAGTGTAGTATGATTTGGCTTACACTCAATAATTTTGTAAATTTTATCTGGAAGATCAAGACAATCTTTCTTGAAGAATACAATCACAAGACCCTTCATACGTCTATAAAGCGCAGCTACTTCATTCTTGGATGATTGAAAATGGTGCTTATCTCCAGCTAAATCCCCAATATTATGATTTGGGTGCTCTTCATACTCTCCACATTCGGAACATTTATTTTCATCATCTAACCAAGTGACAAGATGAGGGTATTGTCCACCTGTAATTTGATTCTCTTTCCATTGAATAACAGATAATCTCTTTTTAAAATTATTTATATTTCCTTCTTTTAAGAAGCCAGGGCAAGCGATCTCGCACTGGAAGTACCAATCAGCAGGACTCTTTGGTGCTGGAGCACCAGACATAAGGATACAGAAACCTTCCATACCCCAATCCTCTCGGATACCTTCTGCAAGCTGCATAGCTGCTTGACTTCGTAAAGCCGAAGGTGTCTTAACTCTTGCTGACTCATCAAAGATTACTCCTTTAGGAGCTTTATCGCTAGGGTTCCAATTCTCGATGACACTACGTAATCTTTCATATGTCATTCGAATTGGATCAATCTTGCAATTCCATTTCTGGAATTCAAGTTTAATTGCTCTTAAAGCACTCTTAGGGCCAATCCAATACCAATCACTAAAATTACTTGCTTCTATCAATTCGATAGCTGCAAGCGTCTTACCACAACCCATTTCGGCTGCCCAAATACCATAATGCACGGTCAAACCGTGCCGAATCATTTCAAATTGATGAGAAAATAAAGGACGGGAGGATTCGTAATTTACTAAATCACGGTCATATATCTCATAGGGATTTTCACCCATGAGATATTGAAGTTGAAAGCGATTTCTACCTGTATCTTTTATAGACCAAGCTTTACGAGGAGTGGGCTTATCGAAACCATGCCATTTAGCACCATCAAAGGATTTAATCTCTTTGAGGAGGGTTTGGTTATATCTAAAAGCTAAGAAGATTTGGTTATTTTCTAACCACATCTTAGCGTTTATCATCTTCCTACCAGCACGCAACTTAATATCTTTCACAGACATATTACCTCCTTAACAAACTTATTTCTCCTTCAGTATTACCGTCTTATCTGGAAGACGTTCCCGTGCATAATTATCCCATATCAATCTAAAATCATATGCTTCAAAAACTCCTAGCAATTGATTAAAGAATTGGCGTCTTTTCTTATTGAAATCATCACTGAACCATAAATTAGTTCGAACGGTATCTTTCCATTGACGTAATGTTCCAACTAACAAAGCCGTTTGATTTGGTAAATCATATTTTGTTACAGATCCATACCAATCAAAATCTAAACTATCAACCATAAATAACATAGAGACAGTATCCATATAAAGACCGCCTCCACGAATGGTATCTACTGGTTCTTTATTAAATCCCATAACCTCATTAAGTGTTAAGGGAAAAGTTAATTGCTCATTGAATTTTAGTTTTGACTCATCTAATTTACGAGTAGGCACCTTACCATAAACTTCTTTACAGAAGCTAAGATATTTTGACCAATCAATATGTGTAAAACCTATAAGATCTATCTTCATATATGCCCAGGCCCACCAAACATTAAAAAAACAAAATACCAGTCTCGGCTTACTGGCATGGCTCTTTAAGACCAACTGACTGCCATAATCTTTTAAGTCCTGTATTTATAAATCCCCCAGGCCCGAATTAAGGGTTTGCAGTCGCGTAGAGCTTTCCTTGTTCCTTGCTAGCTGGATCGTCACCCCAGGAAACAAGACTGACGATATACGCTAAATCACCCCATGTAAAAGTGTACCCTGAGCCGCTAACTATAAGGTCCAGGCATCAATGTCCTTTATCCTTATGGCGCGGTTCCCTCCCGATCCGGGATAAAGCTGAGGTTTTGTACCAGCGTCCTGGATTTGTCCTCTTTTCTATAAATCTCAGGGCATCCACGTGGACTTATTATCGCTCCCGACCGTCAGCAGGAGCCTCTTCTGTTTCTTCTTGCTTTGGAGGATTGGCAAACTTTACTGCTTCCTGCTTGATCTCTTCCTCAGAAGGAATATCAAAAGGACTAGTACACTCAGTAACCAGAGGCCCCCACCACGAGTAACGCTTATTCTCAATAAAGTGTGTCTTGAATGTTGCAGCCTTACGCAAGAGCTTGAAAATGTTCTTTGATTCTCTCCTGGCTGTAGCACTCCCACAGAAAAAGGTTGCAAAACTCTTTACACTCGGGAGATAAACAAGAAACTCCGGACCCCACATACATCCTGAATTTGAAACCTTTGACTCTTCCTGAATCCGCTGGAATTCATCACTTTCTTTATCGTGTGAGAAGCTCAGGCTATCCTCATTGGTATCAATAGCTGTCCAACGCATATGAATAATGAGGGCATCAACCTGATTTGTTAAATCAACAACATCATCCTCACTACGTACCAGCGCATAATTTCCAACCTTGGCAAGATTCTTCTTACCAACCTTGGAATTAGAGTCAACAACTTGCAGACGCGGGAGCCAGTCTCCACCAACAAGAGCGGAGAATTCCTTTTCACCAACTGGAACAACCGGCATTCCATCGACCTTAACAAGTTCATTCTCAGACATTCGTAACTCCTTTAGTGATTTGGTAAATTAGTGTTAGTGTTAGTGTTTACTCAGCGGGGACGCCAGCCTCCGCTGCCTTTGCTGCTGCTGCTTCCTGCTTCTTCTTTTCTCTCTCAGCCTTCCGCGCTGCCTTAGCTTCCTCACGCTCCTTTCTGCGCTGTTCCCAATTGGCCCTGTCAATCTCGATACTATCAGGATCAACCTGAAGTACCCACTTAATTGCCATTGCAAAGCCCTCTTCGGCTGTCCCGAGCCCGTGCTTATTACACAGATTCTTACTAATTGAATCTTCCTCAAGCTCATTCTTAATCTGTGCAATCTTCCTCATTCTCGGTACTGCTGCAAACTCTTCCGGCTTTGCATCTCGCCCCTCCCGCTTTGCAGCACGGATCTCACCAAGACGCGCCTGCACTTCAGGAATGAACTTGGCAGGTGAATCAGTCTGAGCCCGATCCGCAAAATTGACTTGTTCTTCAGGAGGGAGTTTCGCTAAATGATTGGCATTGGACACACAGATATCTCCATTGTCAACCATATCAGCGAGCTTATCAGTGAGCTTAACAAGCCCCAACCTCTCATTCAACCACGAGGTACTAACAGACAAACGAGTTGCCAGTTCCGCAATCGTAACAAACGGATTAAGACCTAGCAAACGATTCAACTGCTTGGCATACTCGGCAGGTCTTGTCTCAATCTTATGCAGATTAGCAGAAAGCTGTGCCTCAAGCACATCGCCTTCATTCATATCCTTAATCAGCATAGGAATGGTTTCAAGCCCTGCATCCTTGGCCGCATTAAATCGCTGCAACCCATCAATAAGACCAATGTACTCATCACCAGTCTCAGGGTCTTTGCACTTGCGGCCAAGAGGCGGATTCAAGATACCCTTGCTCTTGACTGAATCCACCAATTCCTGATACTTCTCTGACTCCCGTTTTACTTCGCGTAGAGCGGCAGGATTCTCACGAATATTTGCCAACTCCACATTTTCCAGCACTTCACTCATAACCAATCCTCCATTACAGAGTAACCTTCAGCCCCATGCTGAAGTAATTTACTAAATCAGAGTCCGGGGATGGCATTTCCCAAGATGTGGGCACAATGATCTTGCAAGAATGGGAGGGGACCGGACTCTGATTTAGTAAATTATTACAGGGCATGAGACACCTTGAAAATAATTTAATTCAGTAAAATAATTTGATTCAGTAAAACAATACCACTAGCAGGAATGACACAAGATCATTGTAACTAATGATACGGCAATATCTATCGAAAATCAACCAGAATTTGAGAATATATTATTACACAAATGTAACAATATATTACACACTACTACTAGGTAACTCCTATTTACCTATATAGTAAATGTATTAAATACATTATATATATAAGTTAATATCGGAAGTAGTAAGTAGTAAAATTAATATAAGTATATGATATATAAGGATTTACAGCATTTCTTACTTTACTGTTTCTGTAACACTATGATATATAAGAACTTACGAAAACGCTTAACCTTTACTGGATTTTGCCGTATCATAATATACGGAAAAGTATCCTGAATTAAATTATTTTACTGAATTAAATTATTTTTAGCTATGTGATCTTAAAATATAATTTAGTAAATCAGGAGACAAGCATGAAGATCTATGATTCTGTAGAATTGGCTCGTAGGAATGGCGAAAAACCGATATTCATACCTAAGATATGTCCTTATTGTCCTCCAACAAATGTCTTAGATGAAGATGATGTTGATTCTACACGTCTCTGTGGAAATTGGTGTCCACATTTTCGACTTAGTAAATCAATGGGTACTGGAAAGATTGGAGGAATAATATTAAAGTGTGTAGCAGATAACAGTTTTTCAGTAGAGGAATAATGCAAACATTTCTTCCATATCCTGATCCTTATAAAACTGCCAAGGTTCTTGATTTCAAGAGACTTGGTAAACAACGTATTGAGGCTATGCAAATAATCAATACGTTAGAGCATGATGGTGGATGGAAATACCATCCAGCAGTATTAATGTGGAGAGGGTATGTTCCAGCCCTTAAAATCTATTTCAATATTATACTTCGAGAATGGATATCTCGCGGATATGAAAGTAATATGATACCATATAATATTGAAACCGCAAAAACTCCACCTTGGATCAGTGATGAACGAGTACATAGATCTCATCGTTCACGACTAATACAAAAAGATCCTAAGTATTATGGCCCTTTGTTTCCAGATACACCAAATAATCTTAATTATTATTGGCCAGTACCAAGGAGATAAGTATGGATTATGTTGAACATTGTGAAAAGCAACTATGTGTATATTGTAATCGTTATGTACCAGGATGGGAGCCAACATTTTGTTGTAATGGACAAGACTGTGGATGTTATGGTATGCCTATTCATCCACCAATCTGTGATCTTTGTTCAGCGGAACATGAACATGGTTTTAAGCATCATGAAAGAGTATGCAAGAAGTACGAGACAATAATCAATATTCTTCTCAAAACGGCCCATCCTAAGATCCTTGAATATCTTAAAAAGTATCATATGGCCTTCTCAAAAGATAATCAATTCTCTGGTCTGATGTGGACCTCTCGTTCTGATAGAGAAGAAGAATTTACTAAATTAGTCAAGGAGATTCAGGATGAGCGTTAATGATCCCGATCAAGAATACCGAGTCAAAGCATTAAAGAGAGAAGAGGATGAGAGAAAATTAAGGGGATTAGGTTTTAAGAAAGATAAAAACTTACCATCACTTAAAAAAGATTTAGGCAAGGATCTTGAAATTATGACTTATTTAGATCCCAGAAGTGGGGAGCTAGTATTTTCCCTGGCATGGTGGATCAAGTATGATTTTCGATCTGAAATAACACAAGAAGCTATCAACGCTAAACTCGATGAAGCTATTAAGGATATGAAAAAATATATTGACGGTGTTGGGAGGATATAATATGTTAGAAGAACTTGGATTTGAAAGAACAGCACATCCTCGTAAATGGCGTAAAGCTCTAGATGAATACACATTTTTAATATGTGAATACAAACCTGTAACTGGTGAATATGTCTTTAAATTAGATATTAAGATGGGTGTAACATTTTGTCCAAGTCCTGTGATTAAAAAACATATCAATGAGTGTTTGGATTATAGCAGGCAACGTTTTCATGAAATGATAAACGAAATGAATATGGAGATTTAGTATGCCAACTCGTACAGAAGCCATAAAACGATTCCTTATGGCTAAAGCCCCAAAGGATTTAGCTGAGGCATACAGCCATGATATGGAATGCCAAGTCAATGTTGCTCAAGATGATGGCGATCGTGTTGAAGGAGATTACAAGGGACGACAATGGCATGGCTGGAGTAATGGTCTTGAAACTTGGAAATCATTTCGGATTCCATATAAAGCCTCTACAGATCCAGAATATGATGATCGAGAAATGAGTTTTGATTTAGTAAATCATGCTGAAGGTATTGGCATGACAGGTTGGAATTGGAGAGAAAGAGTAAGTAAATGGGTCGCGTACGATTTTGATGCTATTATAGGCCATAGGGAAAAGCACAGTAAGAAGCTTTCTCCTACAGAGTTAGAGGAGATTAAAAATGCTGCCTCATCTGTGGATTGGGTTACAGTTCGCAAAAGTACTTCGGGCAAAGGGTTACACTTATACGTGTATCTGCAAGATATTCCTACACGTAATCATACTGAGCACTCAGCGTTGGCTAGAGCGATCCTTGGCAAATTATCCGCGATTACTGGCTTTGATTTTCACGGAAAAGTAGATGCCTGTGGGGGTAATATGTGGGTATGGCATCGTAAGATGCAAGGTACTGATGGTCTTGAAATTATCAAAAAAGGCGGTATCTTATATGATATCCCTCCTAATTGGAAGGATCATATCAAAGTAGTAACTGGTAAACGCCGTAAAGTTGATCTTCCAAATATGGAGGATATTAATAATTTTGAAGAGTTAGCAGGACAATGTAATTTTGTACTTTTGGATGATGATCATAAAAATTTGATAAATTATCTTGTCGAAAAAGAAGCATTCTTTTGGTGGGATTCTGATCATCATATGCTTGTCTGCCATACTAAGGATCTTGAAGATGCCCACCGTGACCTAGGAATGAAAGGTATCTTTAAAACTAACTCTCCTGGTGAAGATCGTAATGAACAAAATGCATATGCTTTTCCAATGAGACATGGAGCATGGACTGTTAGACGTTATACTCCGGGGGTGGAAGAAGATGTTTCATGGGAGCAAGATGGTCAAGGATGGACTAAATGCTATCTTAACCGTGTACCTAATCTTAAAACTGCTGCACTTAGTTCTGGTGGACTTGAGAATGAGAAAGGTGAGTTTATATTTCAACATGCTGAAATGGCTCAGAATACAGCCTTAAAACTTAAAGCAAATATTAAACTCCCAAATTGGGCACTTGGTCGTAATGCAATAATCAAACAGCATAAAGACGGTAAACGTATTATTGTAGAAATGGACCATGATGCTCGGGATAGTATGACTCAAGGTCTTGAAGGATGGTTACTTGAAAAGGGAAAATGGAAACGTATCTATGATATTATATCTTCAGATCCAATAGAAAGTGACATGAGTAATTTCGATGAGATTGCTCGCCATGTAGTTACTGAAGGTCTTGAGGATGCTGGATGGGTAATCCGTTCTGGTGATGAATGGAAACAAGAACCATTTCACCACATCAAAATTGCTTTAGAGAGTATGGGTTTGAAAACTGGTGAGGTACGGGGTATATTAGGGTCCAGTGTTTTCAAGCCTTGGAAACTCGTGAATCGTCCTTTCCAACCTGAATATATTGGTGATAGGCAATGGAATCGTAATGCCCCACAATATCGTTTTGTACCTTCTTTAAATAAAGATACTTTGAACTATGAGACTTGGTTACGTATCCTAAATCATGTAGGTTCAAGCCTAGATGATGCAGTAAAACGTAATGGATGGGCCAAAGCTAATGGCATTATGTCTGGTGCTGATTATCTTAAATGTTGGATTGCAAGTCTCTTACAAGAACCCCTTGAACCATTACCTTATCTCTTTCTTTATGGTCCCCAGGGTAGCGGAAAATCGCTCTTTCATGAGGCTCTACAGCTTCTCGTTACTACAGGTTATGTCCGTGCTGATACGGCCTTGAAATCTCAGAGTGGTTTTAATGGTGAACTAAAGAATGCCATCATCTGTGTTGTGGAGGAGACTAATTTAACAAAACATAAGCAAGCAGAGTTACGAATTAAGGATTGGGTGACAAGTCGTATGTTACCTATCCATGAAAAACGTGGAACACCCTATCTTATTCCTAACTCAACTCATTGGGTGCATTGCGCTAATGATTATACATATTGCCCAATCTTTCCAGGTGATACTCGTATCACAATGTTCTATGTTGAGAATCTAGATCCTATAGATCTTATCCCTAAGAAACAGATGATGCCTCTTCTGGAGAAAGAAGCATCAGATTTTCTCGCTGCATGTTTAACACTTGAAATACCACAATCTCCTGATAGACTTAATCTTCCAGTTATTACAACTGAAGATAAAGTCCGAGTAGAGAAAGAGAATCGCACACTTCTAGAAATGTATGTTGATGATCATTGTCATTATGCCCCTGGAAAAGTTATTAAATTCTCAATACTTTATGATAGGTTTCGAGATTGGCTTGAACCTAGTGATGTTCAAAATTGGAGCAAAATTCGTTTTGGGCAATACTTCTCAGCTAATGTACGTCGATATCCAAAAGGCCGTAGTCCCAAGAATGGACAATGGTATATCGGGAATATTGCTATGGAGCCACCTGGCAATATTGAAGAGAAAGATCGTATTATCTTACAAGGTGAGATGTTAGTTCGTGAAGATGGGGAGAAACTTCGTCATGATTAAAACCATCCTCAACACCTTGCAAGATGAGCAACGTGCTCAATTAATGTGTGCCTTCGAGCAAGGTTTCACACAGATTGTTATTTATGAGCCAGGAAAATTTATTGGAGTCAATGTCCAAAATGTTGGCAATCTTGATTTAGAAAATCAGGAAGGTGTTTGGTCTTGTGGGAGGATTAAAAAATGTGCGAAGTAACATGTAAAAAGTGTGGGGCAATAACAGGTATTGATCCTAATATGCCAAATGAATTTACTTGTCATAATTGTGCTGTGGAATACATCAAAATGGAAGGACACTGGTATCCGGTCCCTACTAAACAAATTGATCCCACAGAAGGGCGTAAATATGATAAGGAAAAAGATAGATGGGATCTTGTTCTTTGGAGGGAATTTTGTCATGTTGTTAAAGTTCTAACACTCGGGGCTATTAAATATGCCCCAGAAAATTGGAAATATGTCAAAGATGCCAGAAACAGATATTTTGCTGCTGCTCATAGACACTTGTATGCATGGCGTAAAGGGGAGATTATTGATTCTGAAACCTCATTGCCACACCTTGCACATGCTATTTGTTGTTTACTTTTTCTCATGTGGTTTGATGAAGAAGATAAAAAGAAAAAGCAAGCCTCTCTTGAGATGTGTAAGAAAATAGTTGCAGATGCTAAGCAAGTCTGTAAGGATTTCGAAGATGCTGATAAATAGAACTAGAAAACTAATTTATCTAATGATCCCTAAAACTGCTACAGCATCAATGGCAGAATTTCTTTTCTCTACTGGAGAATGGGATTTATTACGTGAAGCTCATACTATGGCCATACCTCCTGGTTATGAGGATTACAAAACCATAACCATGGTTCGTAATCCTTATGCTCGTATGGTTAGCATGTGGAAATGGTACTCTACTCATCCTACTAAGAAAACTATTGTAGGAAAAATGAAGCTTGAGCAATTCATACAATTCTGTATTGCTAAGGGTCCAGATGGTATCAATGGTCCAGGAGGTAAATTTCCATGGTTATTCGGTTGTCAAGTTAATTTTCTAAATCAAAGACCTAATATTGTATTACGATTAGAAGGACTCCCAGATTGTTTAAAACATATTCCAGGGATTTCTTTAACAAAACGACTACTAAAACATCGTCACAGACTCCAAAGCAAACACTATACTACTTATTATAATGGAAGATCTGCAAAACTTCTTCTTAAACATTCAGAAAAAGACTTTATAGTTTTTAAATATGATTGGAGGCTACGATGATTAAATCTGATGCCTTGTTCTCAGATTGTAAACGTTATCGTTACACATTAATACGACAATGGAGTCACGGGCCAAGAAGTATTGCCTTCATTGGTCTTAACCCTAGTACCGCTGATGAAATCAAGAATGACCCCACTGTAGCTAAATGTATACGTTGGGCAAAGAAATGGGGTTATAATGAAATGTGGATGCTTAATATCTTCGCTATAAGATCCACAAACCCTAAGTATCTACGCATGGTTGCCGACCCTATTGGGTTTGGTAATGATACTGCAATATCCCATATAACAAGTAAAGTAACTACTATTGTATGTTGTTGGGGAACTGGTGGAGAATTTCTACATCGTGGATATCGTGTATGGCATGATTTACTAAATCATTCTGAGACTCATTGCCTTGGCTATACAAAAGCTGGTCATCCACGTCATCCTTTATATATGCGTAATGATACTAATTTACAGGAGTTTAGTTATGAGAGATAAACGTGATATGGAACTTGAACTTATTGAGCGATGGATTAATTCAAGGATCTTGGAATTAGCAAAACAATATGAGTTAAAACTCACAGAAATAATTCTAATATTAGGACGAGTTATTGGGCATTGGACAAAGTACCTTAGACGCTATAGGAGAAGATAATGGGACTTAGAAATTTACACGGTAATATGTTATGCGCTATTGATACTGAGACAACTGGTCTTGATCCACGGAGACATGATATTATTCAGATTGCAATTCTACCACTCAACGAACATATTCAACCAGATAAAAGATTCCTTCCTTTTAACATCCATATTAAACCCTCACGCCCTGAGAATATTGAGCAATCAGCTATGAGAGTAAATAAAATTAATTTAGCACATTTAATGGTACATGGCATGGATTCTTTCCAAGCAGCAGATCTACTAGATGAATGGTTTGAGAAATTACGACTACCACTTGGCAGAAAGATTGTACCTTTAGGTCAGAATTATGCTTTTGATAGAGGCTTCATACGAGAATGGTTAGGTCATTTAAATTATGACCATCTATTTCATTATCATTATAAAGATACAATGATTGCTGCTCAATACATAAATGATAGGGCGGAAATCCATGGGAATTATCCGCCCTTTTCAAAAGGTAGTTTAAAACGTATTGCTAGTACTTTGGAAATTGATTATGAAAATGCACATGACGCTTTAGCAGACTGTGTTATTGTGTCTGAGTGCTATCGTCGGATGATGAGGATGTATCTTGGGGTATAATCCATTCAGGATTGAAACGCTTAGACATATCATCCAGAATCTTACGATGGCGGAGAAACCTCTTAGGATTGCCGTTACGTGAAGGCTCATAGCCTATGGCTTTCGCGTAGCGGCAATCTTCATTTACACAAGCATCAAAACACAAGAACCTGATCTTATCAATACCGAAAATCTTACAAAACCCAATTGCTAACTGTGCTGTAAGACTTGTATCCCTCATTCCAAGATCAACAGGTTTAAAGATAAAACGATTCTCAAACCCTCTCCCACAAGCCTGAGATAAAAAGCTCACCAACATTTTAGTTGTAATCTTATTAGGGACACAAGTATCTTTAAGATGTGGATCTTGCTGAATAACAAATAACGGATTCTCTAATCCAAGTTTCTCTACAACATGGATACTTTCATTAAGACATATTACTGGCCCATCATTATTGATATCATCCTTGCTAAGATAATCTAAACTTGGACCTTTCCCAATGATATTAGCATATTTGCCCTTAAACAGATCCTTAAATACTGAAGTATCTGAATGCGGCATCTCAGGATACCAACGCAATCTTCCAAAACGTTTTAAGTGCTTATCCATATAATCTTCTGTAGGCTTATGCCTACGAATAAGCGCATAAGTACCATCTGACAAGATGCGAACCTTTTTAGGTAATACAAATCCTTCGCCCATGAGTTTTTCCTCCTGTGAGTCTTTATACTTTCTACTAGCTTGATGATGCACGATAACGGGATTTTCAACCCGTCGCATAAGATCAAAGATTTTAATATATTCCTTAGGGAGTTCTCTAAAACCCCAATTTGGATGCCGTTTTATTACTCTATCCATGACCTCTTGATCATAGACTCTTGGATGTTGTTTTTGTAATTCAATCCACTCATCTAGAAATTGAAACATGTAAGGACACTTCTTGATGAAGAGCGTGCCACTAAGAGCCTCCTTACCACGGAACCTATAATAATAGAATACCCCATCAAAGATATCTTCTGGTGCTCTTTCAAATGTAGCATCTGCATCTACATAAAGAATATCCCCACATCGCATAAGAGCATGTTTAAGAAATTCTGGTTTTATAGCACAATTCCTTACCCATTCCCCACGATCTTCATACCCCTTGAAATAATACCCCACATTAAATTTTTGCAAACTAGTTTCAAGTGTCTTAATAATATTCTCATACGGGGTATCTCTCGTATAAAATGCTACAACAGTATACATCACACAAACTCCTTATGAGCCATATCCATAACAAGATAGCTAAGAACCTCATTATATTTATCATAATAGCATTTCTTACATATACTTCCATTAAATGAGCTAGTATACTTAAACTCATTCCATCTACACATTCTGAATTTCTTTGGCATTGTCCGTAATTCATCACTAGCATATTGAACACCACAACATGGGTAAACATACCCATCAGCATTAATCGTGGGTTTAAGTAATGAGATATAACATTGTGGTGTCCCACGAGTAAAAATATTTCGATATTGAAATAATGCCTTATCTGTTATCTCTTTACAATTTCTTCTCACCATATCCATCATCTTAATAAGATACTCCTCATTAGCATGAAGAATATCCTGTACAAAACGAATATGAGTTATATTAGGGGTTCTTTCTGCTAATTGACTAACTCGTATAGCTGTATTCATATTGGCACTATCTGTTACCGTAAAACTAATCCCAATATCTACGTCAGGAAGTAAAGCACAAATCTTCTCAATAAGACAAGTATCATAAGAACCTTCAGGTTCATAAACAGATATTCGAACCCAAGTAAGAGCCTGATTTAGTAAATCATAAGGGATCTTACCTCTAGGAATCACCATTCCATTTGTTACAAGGCCGCTCTTTATATTTAGAGATATTGCATGTTCAAGAATTTTTCCAAAATTAGAATGGACAGTAGGTTCACCACCACCCGTTATTGTCATTGACTCAGTACCAAGATTCGAGAATTCGTTAAGAATTTCCCGGATCTCTCCAATATCAAGCTCAAGACTTCTTTCTACTTTAGAACAAGAACACCAACTACATTTTTGATTGCACCGATTAGTAGGGACAAATTGAATATGAATAGGTGTAATATGTCCATCCCTAACTGCATTAGGGTGTTTCAAAAGTTTCCATGGCATTTCTCCAGCAGCAGTATAACTAAGCTGTCGATACATGATTTACTCCCCATTCCCTTCCACTATTACGTACAATTATACCTCGTCTAGCCTCATATAATCGTTTATTAAATTGTAGGGCTTTTCTACTTCGTCCTGGGCCATTACGTTCATGGTAAAGATGTACGCATCTAGCATTAATTGATATATACTTACAACCAAAATCTTGAAGTCTTGTCACAAAATCATTATCATCATAGGCTTGCCCAATAAAATCTTCATCATAACCACCTATATGTAGGTAAAGCTCTCTACTCATTGCAAAAAGAAATGGGAGCTTAGTATTTAAATCTGGTAATCTTTCATAAATTTCTTCACTATGTTTCCCGTACTTCTGAAGATAACGTAAATAATCCCCATTATCATCTTTACCTTGCGGTATTGCCAATCCCATTGGCTCATAAGCAATAGTTTGAGCTAATTGATTTATTAAATCATTATCTACATGATAAATTTCAGCACAAGATAATACTACAATATCACCCATAGCCTGCCTCACACCAATATTTAATGCGAACCCTGGTATCCTCCAGTGAGGATTCTTTAAATTATGATACCCAGTAAAAATATACTGTGTACCATGTTTATTCGCTATGGCTTGTGTGTCATCTGGTAAACCATCATTAACAATAATTATTTCTAGATTATGTCTATGAATACTCGGCAATGTTAATTGCAGTAAATGATCTCTATGAAATGTCGTTAATATTAGACTAGTTAGCATTTTTACAATCCATACAATTTAAGGCAGTTATTTCTTGATTTGTAAATTTACACCACATAACAATTTTAGGTGATCGACAACATTTTCTATCTATAGCTTTCTCATCTCTAAATCCACACTCTGGAATAATAGGGTGAAAAAGAAAAGGATCACCTCTATCCCTAATATAACCCTCGGGGCAAGCTGGTGGCTTACCCCGAGGAGGAGCAAATTTATCACCGTTCTTTAAGAGTCTGAACCGCATTAATGAACCCTGTTAGATCGGATGCCTTGATAGCATAATACCCACCAAGATCCATATTTGTAAGAATATCTTCTTTACCCTCAATTGTTACCGGGATCTTACTATTGCTAGCAATCTTGATCGCACCCTTGCATTCCTGAGGAGTTTTAAAATTTGAGACATAAACTATCCTAACCTTCTCTTTCACCCCTATTACGCACCCACTTGTACTGATCATACAACTCATCATTAGTACTAATAGTACTATCCAATGGACCTTCCACTGGTTCAATTGAAATTTCTCTTGCAGGAGTTTTAAGGGCATCTTTTAATACCTCCGCAATAATCTTACTAACAAACCCAAGTATCCAGCTAAAAATTGCCATCTTTCTTTTTCCTCTTATTAGCTTGGGCAATTAAATATGCTGTATAAGCCCTATTTGCTTTCTCTTTAGAGGTATATATACAAGGGCCATTACCAATACGCCATTTACCATTTGAACATTTACGAACCGGCATCATCGTCTCCTGAAACTCTTTAATGTTTTAGCAAGATTCACACGCCGGAGAAGAGTTGTATTACCAGTGCGTCTTGCTCGGGCTGCCATTTTTGTGAGGTTAAGAGTTCCTTTCTTAGTGATCTCACCTTTTTTGGCTGATCGACGTAGCGCACCGGGTTTCTTAATTGCTTTCTTAATCCACTTCTTTTTACGTCGCTTCGCCATGATAACCCTCCTTAATTTATAAAATTACTTACGCGATTTAAACTTACTAAGTAATTGCTTAATAAGTGAGCTAACTTTCTCCTCGCCCCATGAAAGAACAATATCCCTAGCCGGTCCAGTGGCAAGTTCTTTAGCGGTTTTAAGGGCAGCAGCTTCAAGTTGCTTTGCCTCTTCTTTTGAGATCTTACCATCTGCTGCTGCTTTCTTAATTCCATTAGCTATAGGCTGTTGCTGTGCCATACCTTGAAGAAGGGCATCAATAGCTGCTTTCTCAGCATCGGATATATCCATCTTATCCATAATCTTTTTAACAAACGTCCGAAGTAAATGCCATAACCCCACAAAAACTGTTGCCACAATAAGTGCTGCAATATTAACCCACCACCCCTCCAATAATACATTATCCTTTGCTGCTGGCACACTTGGCTCTAACGCTACAGTAGTTCCAACATCGCCTTCCATGATTCATCCTCCATACTAATTTACTAAATCAAACTGGACAATCCAGTTACTTATAAATTACAAGCTGAGCATTATTTCCGCCTGTATTTTGTGCATAAGCAGCAGTATAAGTGGCATAAGAAGTATTTCCCCAGTACTTAGAATCATATAAAATATTAGAGAGTCGTTTATTCACTCCCCATACATAAGCAGTACTTGTAGTCATACTAGCAAAAAAGCTAAGAGGTAATTTTATTGGTATACGTGGCATTGTGCTAATATTAGGTGGAGTATGGCCCATACTCCTATGTAATGCATTTATCTTAGCATAATTAATATTAGCATCAGAAATCATATTCCATAGAGCTAATCCACTTCCATATGAAGCAGGAGATTCACTTAAAGCAATATGTAAAGTTGTATTATAAGAGAACTGATCATCCCAATCTTGTGAACCAGGATTAGGAATATAACAACAATAAGCTGGAACTTCAAGATATACAGCTTTTGCACCAGCTCTTTGAGCAGGTGTAACAGTAAATTGTAAATATCCTCCAGCATCAGATACAAAGAATTGAGCATAAGTATTTGAATCACTAACATTATATACAACCCAAAGAGTACCAGCAACACTTAAAGTAGTATCAGCTTTAAATGCAGCTAATGAATCATTTTGAGTATTATCCCATTCTGTTGCTGATCCAGGTGATCCATCAGGCATTCCAGCATTAGTATAACTATCAATACCTTGATAATATTGTTTAGCAGAATATCCAATAACTACAGAAGCAGCAGCAATAGCGATATCATCCTCACCTTGTCTGCCAACTGCATCTGCACAATTAATAGTAACTGTATCTGATCCACTACCTCCATTTATTGTTACTGCCACAGATTTAGATCCATTAACCCATCCAGTATTATCTGTGTAAGTAGGATTGATATTATCTAAAGGATCAGATTTAACAGGTAAAGTTATATTCACATTTCCACTTGGAACATAAGTAGTATCTAATGCGCCATTCCCATCATGAGCCTGTATTGTAATATTAAATGGAGTTCCGCGTGTTATATTATAATTATTTGAAGTAACATAGAAGCCTGGATATTGAGTTGCAACAATTACGCTATCATTAAACTGATCTTCCTGATAAAGTATTTCAGCTTCAATACGAATATTATTTGGTAAACTTGACATATCTAATAAACAACCATCATATGCCCAAGCTCCATTTTCAAGATTTGCAAGAACATGTCCACCATTATTACTGGCATTTGAACCAGCATCAAGCCACGTTAATACTTGACCAGTCCCATGATTATAAGCAATAATTTTTAATGTTTCATTGTAAGAAGTATCTCTTGTCCCATTAGGATTAAGAGTCTCAATAAGTAAATAAAACACTTCCCCACTTACAATTTCACTTGGTGGTGTAATCTCAAGATAATCAGCATTTGCTGCTGTTACTGGCTGTCCAAACTCAATAGCAGTAACAACAGTCTGTGCTGTTATACCAGCTATTGTAAATTGTGAACTTGTCTTAGGATCATACTTATTAAGTTGATCCTCAGCAACAAAATTTCCAAAATCACTTCCAGAACCGCCTTTTATATATGTCCCAGAAAATGTATATGTGCCACCAGCCCCTAATGTTATACTCGTAAGCTCATTATCTCCAGAATCATAAAGCTTATCTTTTGGATCTGAAGTTACGAGATGAATATCAATGACCTCACCTACAAGTCCCCCGGAAAGTGTATAGTCCGCTATGACTGCTTCGCGTGCTACTGATGCTGGTATACTAGCCCAGGATAACGAGTCAACACGTGCTTCAATAATCAAGAACTCACCAGTCGTAACACTAGCATAATCTACTGCTGCAACAGTTATTGATGCGGTGTCTGATCCTGAGCCAAGAGTAATTTGCATTGTGTCACTAGACCAAGTACCACCCACAATATTAATATTAATGGTGTTAAGAACATCTGCTGGATCATTAGAGTTAAGATTCAAAGAAGCAGCAACATTCTCAGAAACCGTATTTCCATCTTCATCTTTAATTCGTATTGCTAATGAGAAATTAACTCCTCTCTCCACTTCTTCTGGTTCTTGAGTAAACTCAAGAGTATATTGAGGAGGCGGTGGAGGCGGTGGAGGCGGTGGAGGCGGTGGATCTCCAGGACCATTTTGATCTTCAGTAGGTACATCATATTCAATTTGTGCCCTACCATAACCCACATCACTTGGCATAGGATTACTTGCGCCTACTGGATAAGAAGGATCACCAGTCCAATAATTAGTATTCTCAAGAGGATTATTACCACCGTCTATATTACCAGCATTTGAAGCTAATTCCGCTTCAAGATGAATAACATTCTCTTGTGGATCATGATTTATTAAATCAAGAATCCCTCGAATATTATTACTACTAAGAACCGTAAAATCAAAAGTTGCCGGATCAAAATGTTGAAATTCTAATGTACGAAGTATAGTATCAATAGCAATACGTCTCCAAGAATTACTATACCGATATCCCCACCATGATGCAGATAACACCACAAGACTCTCAATATTATAAATATAGAAGTCTTTTTCCAGAACACGTAGACCGAAAGTATTGATATTATTTGAGTACCGATACTCTCGCTCCACGCCTTCTTCTTCCGAATAATCTTTACGCCATTTTGCTATAACGCGAGTATAAATATCCTCAGTACTACTAAAGCTTAATTGCATTGTTTTAAGAATTGTATCTGTCTCATCAATAGTACCAGGAGATGAGGGGATCTCACTAAGGTATTTAATATATACAATACCATTATCAATAAATAAAGCACAACGAGATTGCCAAGCAATTTCTTCACATAAATCAAGAACATTAGGTTGATCAAAAACTGTAAAACCACAAGGATATTTTTGTAACTTAGTATTCACAGATGTAAAACTAACAGGGTCTGGAGTTAAAGAAGAATAAGTATTTAGTAACCATGAGATAATACTTGCAGCATTAGGGCCTACTGTAGACCGAAGCGAGACATAGATTGTTGACTCCCAATTCTCACCTTGATAGTCCTCAAGAGAGATTGGAAACTCTAACGTAGTACAATTCTGTGTTCCAAGAGTATTAGAGAGATTAAGTATATAGTAACTCTTAGGGACAGGAGCAAAAATCTTTTTACCTCGATAAGTCCGATATGCAAAGACTTCGAGCTTTTCAATAGATGGTATAGCATTAATAACATAGGTAGTATTATAAGAGACCTCTTGATTAACAATTGTCCCAGGACGTATTGCAAACATACCTTGAACAATAGTAGTTACAGATCTTACTTCTTCATGCTCAGATGATACAAGCGTCTCATACCATGTAGCAATATTCTCAATAGTATATGTGGCTCCCCATGAAGATCTTGGTATAGGAGCAGTCTCTAAGATAGTATCATTAAGTGTTAGACGAACGTTTAAGAGTGTTCCACTTGGTCGCCATGGTTTTGCGAAAAAGTACTTTTGCCCTTCATGACCAACACATTTATTAACCATCGGTCCATGAGTAGGATGATTAACATAACAATAAAGTCCAATAATGTTTGGCTGATCAATAAGCCATACGACGCTGGCGTCAAGATACGAAGTGTCAAAGAATCTACGATTACCAATAGCAATATTAGTATGATGAGGTAAGTTCCTTTGTATAACAGTAAAAATATCTTCGTCAAATGTACCTTGAAATCTGATATCAGCAATACGGAGATTAATAGGTGTTCCTTGTGGAAAATCCTCGCCATTCTCAACTCGAAAATTATCAAAATTATGATTAATACCATAAGCTAATCTACCACGTGCGCGATATTTTACTCGTACTGCTGGAACCTTAAGTACTGTACCAAAACAAAGAGGCCATACAACTCCAATAGCTTCTTCTGCAAGATTTGCAAAAGCTCCTGCCTCTGGAGCATAACCTACTGAGCGATCTTCAACATAAGATTCAATATCAAAAGATAATGACCTTTCTCCTTCACTCCAATTTATATCTCCTGATATTATACCTTTAAGAACTACTACAAGATCAGATTGTGAGAGCCCTTCAAAATAATGATATACTGTTATTGAGGTACTCTCAAGAAGAACACGATCAACCTTAGTTTTAAGACTACCATCACTATCATCTAGTTTCACATTAGCTGAAGATACTTCGCCTGTTGTATCCTGCTTCCCTTGAGAAGAGATAGCCGAAAAATCAAGCATCTTCCCTTGTACTGACCACCCACCAAGAGAAAAAGTCTTAAACCCATAATACTCAACACCAGTTGACCAATTAATTTGTAAAATTAATTGTGGCTCAGTACCCAAACGGGTATTTATCTTAGTTTCAGTTGGAGTAGAAATATTTCTCATATTAAAGCCCTAAGGCTGATATCCTTGAAACTCAAGATTAGCAGTATAAACTTCAATACAATTTCCCCATACAATTTTCGTTTCAGTGACATAATCTAAAGGATTTGTAAGTATATACCCACGCCAGACATTAGCATCATGATCGGTATAACGCACTTCATCACCAGCACTCGTTTCTAGAAAAGTAATAAACTCTTCGATCTTGGCCTTTGTGAGATTCACCCAAGAGAGAAGAAGCTTTTGATTCATAGGTGTACGACGATGAGAATTAATCTCACCATCCATTGTGATCTTAAATTGAGTTTTAAGATCTAATTGCTCCGAGTTACCTAACTCTGGATTCCGAAGATCCAGAGTTAGGGTCGGAGTTGCATATGGGTGCCCAAACTGTACTGCCATTATTAGGCTCCAGGATCAGTTGGCCATTCCAAATTATCATATGCAGTCTTAGTTGTGGTGTTTGGATTATCTTGTGGCATATCTCGAAGATCTTGACGATACGTAGCATAGTCAGCTTTAAGACTAGCTGCAAGAGGCGAATCCGAGAGTTGTGTCCAATCTGTATTCTTAAGTAACTGATCACGTGCTCCACGCATCTTCGCCATATAATCAACTGAATCAGAGAACGCACCAATACTATTACCATCATCAATCCACGCTTGGACACGATCTTGAGCATTACCATTTACGCCTCCACCCCACGGTACTCTAAGAACTTTGCCCCCATCTTCAGTAACGGTAAGCATGTCCTCTGCTTCATTTGCATAAACTACTGTACTAATAGCACCCATATCTTTTCTCCTTATAGTTCTGCATCAAGTTCTACAGTATCATCAGCACTATTAGCAGCAAATGCAACCTGACCAGTTGTAGAACAGGAGGCTTGTAGAAAGAATTCCTTTGGTCCAGCGTTATTGAATACAGGTTGACCACAATTTGTTACGTTCCAGGTGCCATTTTTTGATCCAGTTGGGGTAGTTCTCATTTCTACTGGTAAAACTACGGTGCGAGAAACAGATACACCAGATGTTGCATAACCTTGCCAAAGGAGACTATTACTAATACCTCCTAACACTTGATAATATCTCTTACACAAGGCAAGTTGCTGTTGATATTGTAAAAATTCAAAATCTGTTGCTTCACCACCCAATTCAAGCTGGATGCCAGTAATATAGACATCACAAGTGGTATCAGCATTAGCAACAAAATTAGTCTGATTACTTGTGCCAATATCATCTGTGCTGATCCAAGAATCAGTTGTAACTGTCTGGAAATCAGATCCAACAGCAAGAACAAAATATATCTTTAATCCTGAACCATTTGTATAATCCCAAGTACCCCCAGAATAATTGAAAATAAGATTAATTTCCTTATATTCCCAAGTATTTGCAGAATTAATTGTAATTTCAGTTACATAAGAACGATCTGAACCAGAATTACTAAATGCCACGCACATGGTGCCAGTCTTACCAGCTTTTATCCAAAAAGATAATGTAGCTGTTTGTCCTATGAATTTAGCAAAATTATACCCTTCCACACGCTGCATAACACCACACCAATCACTAGCACCAATGCTGTTATCGGCAGTCGTGCAATCAAGTTTTAAAGAATAATAAAATCCTTCATTGCTTGGCACATCCGTATCTTGAGTGACCGTATGTACCATTGCTCCCGATTTACGATATGCCCATCTATCAAGTGTATAATCATCATCTGATGGAGATACAAAACTTGTACCTCTTTGAGCAATAACCATATTACCATTGATAATGGCATTTTTATCAAAACGAGATACGCTCCCACCAGAAATTGTCTCCCAACTATCACCATCATCAACATAAAGAGTACTGTTGTCAGTTGCAAAGTAAAAGCGTCCACCCTCACCAGCAGTTGGTCTAGCTGATAAAAGTCCAACTAAACATCGTCCAACAAGTAAATTATTGGACCCATCACCTATGAATAGTTCTTTTTGGTCATTCGTGGTAAAGCCTAACTCCCCGGCAGCAAGAGTTATGCCGTCAAGTTCGGCTTTAGTTCCACGGCGTGCTTTAATTGTAGCTGCCATGTTAGGCTCCTTGTGGGAGGGGATAATTCAGTAAATTATCCCCTCCCTTGGGATCATTCTTATACAAAACTACCGCCATCTACAAGTGCCACAGAGATTTCATCAGGACTACCATTATCATGCACAATTGAACTATTATCAATCTTAACACCAACTCCATTTGCAGTCACACTAACGGCTGCAATAGTTGCACCTGTCGCTGTATCAGAGGCAACACTGAGCGTAGAACCAGCACCACCACTAATACCATTACCCTGTGCAGCAAGCCGAAGGGTGGCTGAATCAACCTCAAGACCAGTACCATCAAGATCATCAACATCAAGCCCAACACCATTGGCAGTCACATCGACCGGGATCACATTTCCACCAGTCGTACTATCAGGTTTCACACTGATAGTGTTTGAAGAGATCTGAATACCGTTACCAGCACTAAGACCTCCACCCTGATTCATAAGTACCCACTCACCAGTCGGCACAGTACCGTCAAACGAGTAAGTGTTATTCTCATTAACACTATTCTCACCGGAACACAGAATGGCATTACCTTCAGCAGCATCAGTAGTTGCTGAGCCAGTATTCGTTGTGCCATTGAAGCTCACAACCTTACCATCATCAGTTGCATCCGTATAAGGAGCAATAAGTGCCGTAGCTGTTGAGAGTGCTGCGCGAGTTCCAGAAGGCACAAAACCACCAGCGCCAGTAATAACCTTAACCCATGCCGATCCATTATACTCCCAGATATCACCAACAGTTGCAGTTGCCAAATCACCAGCACCATTAGCAGTTGTCACAACATACGAATCGCCAGAACTAGGTGAAAGTCCTTCAATCGTTAATGCAGCATCATTACCAACAAGGCCCATTACACTTGCGGGTTCCTTCCAAGAACGACCTTCAACTGCATTATTAATCTCAGTTGCGATCTTACTTGCGGTCCACAGATCAGCAGTCGTAGTACCAGCATCATCAACTGCTACACCAGCATCCTCAGGCTTACCATTAGCATCAATCTTAATCAGATTGTCCTGAGTACCAGAAATATCTGAAAGAATCTCTTCAAAAGCTGAACCAGTATCAATGAACAGTTCCTTTGTGTCAGTGGCATAGAAGAACCGTCCTGCCTCATAGGTCGTAGGAATATTAGCTAATGTATCTTCAATAACACGACCAACAAGTAGGTTATTACTACCATCACCAATAAACAATTCCTTATAATCATCGGTAGTAAAACCAAGTTCACCAGCAGCAAGCGTAATACCATCAAGCTCTGCCTTTGTACCACGACGAACCTTAATCGTTGCACCATACCATATTCTGTTACGCATTGTTCCTCTCCTTAAACAAAAGTACCGCCATCAATAGTATCTGAGTCTAATTTAGATTTGATATAAGTATACAATGCTGCAAGAGTAAGCTTAAATGATGTTAATGTATTAACAATATACATTAACGCTGAATCATTAGCTGTACCCGTACTAAGATCACTAACCTTTTGGTCAGCCATAACTAACCCTCCAACAAGATATGCTCACCTGTTTCTAATAGGAGGGCATCACCATCCTCCTTTAAAAGATTACCAATTACTGGACTTGGCTCCTCACCAAGTACCGGAATAAGAATACTGTCCCGAAGTGGTGAGCCAAATATAACATTCCTAATAATACCGCTAAATCTCCTTAAAATACGGGCCATTTAAGCTCTCCTTTGCTGCCACAAAAACCCACCAATCGGTATCCCAATAACCAATGGAATAATTGGATATTGTAACATTGCTTCCATGCTAGCGGCATGTATCAATACATCACACATTATTGAGAACAAACCAATTCCTATTAATAATTTAGGAAATTGTTTAGGCGTTTCTTTTACAGGAAGAAAGAAATGTCCACACAATACCCCAAACACTAAAGGAAATGTTAAACTTCTTAATCCATAATAACATATCACTTCTGAGATTGTATCTCCCCGTTCTGGATTAAAGAACGGTATAAAATCATATATTATGAGTCCAAGACTCATTACTACCAATATGATTTTAGTTATTTTTCTTAGCATCTTTAGCCTTTTTCTTCAATTCTTTATTACTTTTAAACATGGGTACTTGTACTTCTGGTTCCTTCTTCGTTTTCTTAGCCATTACGGGACCGTCCTCATGAAATGCACAAGCTTGATATTCACATCAGTAGAACCTGTTGACTCATAACGGAAACGTATATAGATACCAGCAGGTACAAGTTTCGCATCTGGGCAACAACATGAAAATTCCTGGTCTGCCCATACATAATTTGTTTCCGCAAATTTACCAAGCACAAAACCAGCACCATAACCAAGGATATTATCTACATCTACCATTTCAATTTCAACATAATCACCATCATTCACATTACCATCAAGTTTATATGCTGCACCTTGAAGCATCATGTTTGCAGCATATTTGGCTTCAAACTCATTAGTCTGTCCCGCTGTAGCAGTAAGATTAAATCCTTTACGGAAAACATTATACCCACTAAGATCTTGGAAATTTTTTAATTGAACATCTTGAATACTACTCGGCTCTGCTGGTGGCCAATCATCTACAGCTTTCTGTGCAGCTATAGCATTTGCAAGTGTAGTTTGCTGCTCAGATGTTAGGGCTTCAGTAGTTATGACCTTACACTCTGTACCATTATTACAAACTACAAAATCTACCCCAGGAAGAGCATCACTAATGCGTTGAGCTACATTCTCTGGCTCACCTTGATGCCCTATATTATACGTATCGGGGTTGCTATGGATGGCGTCCCCAAACTCTCTATCATAAATATATTCGGCCATAGTTTCCCCTTACGTTTGATAAGTAAGCTCAAGCTTCATATAGTTAAATGTTTGACCAATAGCATTATTCTGCCATGTTAGCCCGCAATGATCACCGGCTACCGCACTACTAAACACTCCTGATACATCAAAAGCTGTTATCTCTCCTGCTGTAGCAGATATTGTAATACCTTGTGATTCACTATGGTTATTATATTGTTCTCCAACAGCCCCATAGTCACTTGTTAAAGATACACTTTGACTTGTTATAGTCCCTCCTAGTACAGCAATAACTTTTATTGTAAGTATTGCTATCGCGTCATCTGGAATCTCAAAACTAATATTAAAAGAAGCATTCTGGCCAACTGCTCGTACACGGTGATCGCCTAGAGTATCATTACCAGCATTTTCGATAAGGATTGTTTTCTGCTGACCACCACCAAAATGTATTGTGCCACCATTAGTTATAGTACGTGTACCAGAAATATCACTACTAATAATATAAAGATCACCAGTGTCTACATCATAAGCTACTGAGCCAGAGATTTTAGCAATAGCTACAAAAATCTCTCCTGTACCGTCAACCTCAATACAAGTACCACTAGCAGCTATAAGATCCTCAGCAGTAACAATTACTTGTCCTGTATCATCAACATAAATACCTACTCCCGTACCTGTTACTACAACTTCATTAACCTTAGCTTGAATTTCTCCAGTTGTTGTCGCGTCTCCGATACCATACCCATTTGTCACATTGATATTATGACCTATATAATTAAGATTTCCAGCAGAACAATGCAGAACATTAGCTGATACTAATGCTGTTGTAGATTTTACAAAAATACCAGCAGTTCCACTTCCTGAAGTCTTAGAAAATATTGTACCTGATGAAGCAAAACATATATTAACTACAAATTCACTATAATCATTAACTACATGGTTGCCTTGTATAGTTGCTAATGGAGCATGTAAAGTAACATAAGATGGTAAAGTTAAATTCTCAATATATATTGCACCATCTAATACTGTAATACCAATAGGATTACTAGAGCTAGGTGTATCACCACTAGCAGCCGTAATAGCTGCTCCAATAGTTAAGAATGGTTCACTAACACTTTTACCTGTATTAGTATCTAAACCATATTTAGCAACAAAATATTGCTTTTGTGCATCAGGTAATGGAGTATAAGCCATAACTCTCCCCTATAAGATCCACCACTCAACACCATCACAAAAAACATCTATGGACTCGTATTGAGCAGTGATATCTACTGTTAATGCATCATCAATAGTCTCACCACCATTACCATCAACAGTAACATTATTAGCACTAGCACTAATCTTTTTAATTCTATAAATTACTCCAGCAGATGAAGCAGCAGCAGGAAGATTCACTGTTATTGCTCCACCAGTAGTATCACAAATTATAACAACTGCACCTGCTGCTGTATATGGGCTATCAGTATTGTCTATATTTACGAAAGATAATACCCCTGCATTCTGCCATCCCACACCAGCAGCTTGCCCACTATCTGCTGCTAATAGTTGCCCATCTGAGCCTACAGGAACACGCGCAAAACTATTATCCCCCGAAGCTGCAAGGATATCTCCTTTAGCATCTGCTTGAGTGTGCATCACTGCACCAGCAGTTGCTACATTAGTGGCATCTGTAACATCGGCTAAAGGTTCAATACCATCAAGCTTTGAAATCTGGGCTGCTGTAGCTACGCCATTCTGTGCTGCTGTAGCAAGTTGAATATCATCAGTACCATTAGTATGAGTAGCTGCATGGATCGCTGCTGCTTTGGTATCAAGGCCATCCCTCACAGCTTTTTCCGTAGGCATATTAGCATCAGTTCCAGGATCACCTACACTGGTGACGGGGGTATATCCGTCCTCAATGTGATTGCCATCAGCAGCTTTCGGTATCACACCTGCTGTGAGATCTGCCATAATATAATTCCTTAAATCACGAAGACTTGTTCTTCATCAGTATTATAAATAAGCTCTTCATCAGTATTATAAAGGGCTTCTGGATTCTCAAGGAACTCACACATCATTTCAAATGCTACATCATAGACTCCACAATTCTGATCACGCTGAGTAATAATATCGTTGGGATTCGAAATAATAACACCTTGCCAAACCTCATTATTATGATCCGTTATCTTAACCTGTAATCCGGCTGATGCTTCAAGTGCATCTCGAAATTGTTCCGCTACTGTTTGCGAAAGTGCATGAATAACGAATGAACGAATCTGTTTATTCGGCCATCCTGAATCTTTAACACTCTTAAGCTCCCCGCCAATTGTTTCACGGTTCTCGGTATATGTATTAATACGCCGAATATCCCCAAGCTCAGGATTACGTAAAACAACATAGCCACCACTATAATAGAAGATCACGCCGCGGCTCCTGTGATCGTGTATGTGACATTAAGAGTATCACCACTTTCTGCTGATACATCGCCACTTGTGAAAAGTCCAGTAGCCCATAGGATTCCAGAACTACCGCCCTTCGTATTATCACTACAACAAAAGATTCCTGATATTGTTGTTGTAGCATTAATACTGAAAGCTACATATGTAGAGTTAGTAATCTCTTGCCCAGATGCCGCATCTTCAGTCCATTCTTGACGTGTTGCTTCTGTGTAGCTTTGATTCTCAGTCCAATTTGGATGAGAAGCCATGGTATCAGTAGCAAGTAGATCAGCGAGATCAGCATCATTAAGAAGGCCAAGATACCAAGTTGCTGTTTGAGTATCATTATGAAACATCACATCAAGGATATTGTCAAGACCCTCATTAACCACAGCATTATCTATATCATATATTCCAATTATTTTTCCGTTTCGGATATGTTCGACACGGAAATGTCCTTTAATCTTGAATCCACCTTTCATATTAATCTCCTAACGTAATTTTAAGGTTCCGCGTCGAATTTGTCGCCGTAATAATTTACCAAATTTTGTTACGTCATAGCTCTCATTACCACTACTTTGCATATTGACATTCACATCTCCAACATTATTAACAATACCGCCACGTTGGAAACTCTGAACGCCGGCATTCATAGCAACAAGTTGGGAATAGAACTTTCGCGTAGCTCCAGCATTCATTACGAACTCACCAGGACTCAACATTGCTGGTACTCGATCCGTACCTACAAATCCGCCATGTTGAAAACCCCCGCGAGCTTTAATATCAGATCTAATACCTTGTAATTCTGTTATCATATTCTTAAATACTGCTTCATTACGTTTCAAAATATCATTACGTTCTTGATCTCTTTTTTGTTGTTCAGGGATAAGTCCTTCTAATTGTTTTTGGGCATCTTCAAAAGATTTTTGTGCTTTATCTCTTGCTTCTTCTAATCCTTTTATAGTAGCTGTTTGTTTTTCTTCTGCTGCAATAATAGTTGTAGCTGTATCTGTAAAAAGTTTAATATTTGGAGTTAGATCCTTTGTCATACCAAAAACTACTTGCTCATTTATTGCAATTAAATCCTTTGTTATTTTATTTAAGTTTTCAATTGTAGGGGCACGAATAAAAGCATCAATCTTCTCAGAAATAACTTGTTGTCGTGTACCTGCTCTTAGAGTAGTAATATCTTTACCAAAAGCTTTTAGAGCTTGTTTTAATGATCCTATTTGAACTGCTTCCTCATCTACATATGCTTGTCGAGCTTTAACAGCTTCTTCAGCTATTTTTTGTTGTTCAGCAACAACTTTTCGAGCATTATCAAGTTGAAGATTAGTAATTGCTGCTTCTTGAAGTTTTTCTAATTGATCTTTACGTTTTAGCAATTGTTCTTCAAGCCTAAGTCTTGTATTAATATCAAGTACATTTGCCTTTTCACGTAAGGATTTTCGAAAATCTTCAATACGTACAAGAGCACCAGTAATATTTGTAATCTGTTGATCAATATCTTTTGTACCAAGAATATCCTTAACACTAATTGCAGTAATATCAAGATACCCATCTTTAATTTCTTGTAAATTACGTTTGCGTTCCGCTGCTTCTTCTTCAGCCTTTTTCTTTTGTTCTTCAGCAAGACGTTTTTGTTCTTCAACTAAACGAATCTGTTCTAATGTTAAGCGATTTTGAAGTTTAAGAATATCTGTACGATCAATCTCAACTTTACGAAGTTCACGAATCTTCTCATCATACTCTTTAAGTTTACGAACTTCTCTAGCAAGACTAGCTTCTCTTTCACGTTGTCCTCTAGCAATATCTCTCTGAGCTTTAATAACATTAGGATCAATCGTATCAATACCAATGATACCACGCCTACTACTACGTGTAATACGTGTATATTGTTCTGCATTTTTAGCGGCATCAAGAAGTTTCTTTTGATCATCAAGCTCTTTATCTGATATCTTTTTCTTAAGGTTTGCAATTTTAGTTTCTTGTTCCACACGTCTACGCTGTAATCGAACTAATTTCTCTTCGCTTCTCTCATTTTTATCGGCAACTTGATCTTGAATTTTAGCTATTTGATCTACAATTCCAAGCTGCTCTTTATAGAGTTCTGCAACAGCGCGAATACTCTCTTGGTCAATACGTCCAAAGAGTGCTGTACGTTGTTTCTGAAGTTGTTCAAAACGCTGTCGAAGAAGATTTAATTGTTCTGCTGGATCTTCAATCTCCCCAAGTCTAAACTCAAATGTTCTTTGCTCTATAGAACGTTTAAGATCATTAATAGTTTTAATAGAATTCTCAATAAGTTTCTGTGAGTCCTTAATAACTTTATCTACATCTTTGATGCCTTTCTGAAGTTCTTTAACAACTTCACGATAAGCAGTCCTAAGATTTGTAGTAATCTCTTTATCTATAGCTACTTGTTCATCAATAAGTTTTGTATTCTCTGATTGCAAGGTAGCAATAGCTTGTCTAGCTATTTGTACTTCTTGAGTATAAAAATTATCTATAACACGTAAAAGATCCCTATATTCACGTTTCTGTTGTTCAATAGCTCTTTCTCGGGCTTCTTCTTGTTGTGCTAAAGCTTCCTCAGTTACCTTTGTCATTCTATCAAGAAGAATACGAGTAGCAGCCCCAAGAGCTAATAATGCAGCCGCAACAGGATGCGCGATAGCTAACTTACCTAAAGATGCAGCAGCATAAATAGCAGCAGGAGCTAAAAGTCCAGTAAGTCCCTCAGCTAAAGCCTTAACAATACCTGATAAGCCGCCAAGAGGTTCTGTAACTCCTTGCACAACCTCTAAGAATACAGTACCAAACTCCTCAGTAAAATAATTCTTTATCTTTTGTACTTCGATCTTAATATCACGACCTACATTTTCCATTGTTTCTTTTGTTGCTGTACGGTAAGATTCTTGAGCATTTTGAATTTCTTTCCAGTTTTGTTCAAAAGTCTCAAGACCACGACCTGCAAAAATCATAGCACCAGAGATAGCTCTAATACGTCCAAAGAGTTTACCAAGTTCTGTAGAACTTCCCTGAGTACGTTCTTCTAAACGCTGTAATACTCCACCAAAACCAAACGTCTTAATAGCTGCTTCACCAGAGTCAACACCTAATTCCTTAAAGAACTTGGACATTTCCTTAGTAGGACGTATAAGCTTTAAAAGGATGTTACGAATTAAAGTCTGAGCTTTCTCAAACGGCACACCACGAATTGTTACTGTAGTAATTGCAGCCGCAAGATCATTAAAACTAAGACCTAAATTCGCAGCAGGAACAGCAGTAATACCAATTGTATTTGCCATCTCATCAAGACGAACACGGCCAAGTTCAATAGTCTTGAATGTTTGTGCAGCAATATCCCCAGTATCCTCCATACTAAGATTAAAGGATTTCATCACAGCAGAAAGAAGTTGCACAGAACTAGTAGCATCTGAGACACCAACTAATGCAAGCCTATTGGCTTCTTCAAGAAAACCAAATACTTCAGCGCCTTTAGCAACCTGGTTAGATAATGTTTGATATGCTGCTTCAGTCTGATCAAGAAGTTCAATACCAAAAGAATCAGATAATACCCTAAGACCAGCCGCCCATTCTTGAACGGCAAGTTGATTCTGTTGTGAAATTGTACGTAGCTCAGAAATACGTATTGAAAATTCTTGTGCAGTGCCAATTGCTTCACGCATAGATCTTAACAATAAACCAATAGATCTATAAATAAGTTGTGATTGAATAATACGTGCCATTGACTGCCAAGAAAGGGTCAAATCTTTAACGCGATCCTTAGTATCAGCTAGACTCTGATTAACAGGACGTAAACCACCTTGAACATTTTGTAAAGTATTTCCTACATAAGTTAAAGTAGCTTGGAATTTTTGGCCATCAGTCGTTGTACCCTGTATAATTCTTTGAGTACGATCCATTGCTGTATTAAATTTTGTACTTTCTTTAACATTTTGGACATACCCACTTGCTATTTGTTGATTAATAGTATTTAATCGTGCTTGGGCTCTAGTACTTTGCTCTGCTAATCTTGCTTGAGCATTAATTTGTGCTTGTGTAGCCTGTACCGTTCTTTCTCTTGCTACAATACCTTCTCCCGCAGCATTTGTAGTTACTCGTAATTGTGTTCCTTCTTGCGTGAGAACAGTAATATACTCACGTTTCTTTTGTAATTCCTTATCTAATACAGTAACCTCATTTAGTCTAGTTTTAGTACGTTCTGCAAGTAACGCATTAGCATCAAAACCAGCTTTAGCTTCTTTCTCTGTGCTTGCAGCAGCTTCAGCTTGTTTTGCTGTTATCTTTTCAAGAGCAGTAACAAGGTTAGCTAACCCTTCAAATGACCCAACTTGAGTATTAAATCTCTCCATTGTAGCTATAAATTGAGTCATACCTTCGTTAACTTGAATAACCTTCTTGCGAAGATTCTCAAGTCCAAGCATAGCTTGAGATACATCAAAGGCAATGGAGCTAGCAAAATCAGCTTCATCACCAGCAGTACCATACCATTTTCTAATTTTATAAATCATTAGAATGTGATCTCATGCCTATAAAAAGTTCGACGAAATTCTTTAGCTATCTTAGGGAACCATTCTTTTCGCACCCACCACACAAAATTCTCGCCAGCTACATCAATAGCGTGCCAAGGTGCTTCTTTCTGTTGTTTACGTTCTGATGGTCGTGGCTCATATTCATTTTCTGCCATATATCCATATTGATTCTCAGCAGGTTGAAAGCGTGAACCATAACCAACAAGATCACTAACATTACAAGAAAATCCAAACCAATAAAGATTCTTTGTTATTCTAAAATGGGCTGTACCCATTGTGGCACCAGTACTAGGATTCTTACCTTTTACGCCACCTTTATATTTTGCATCACTATAAGATATTGATAACCCAACAAGATTAGCAGCAGTAGTTAATGAGGCACGGGCTTGTCCTGTCCATGCAGGAATACCAGCAGCATGTCTGCCTCCTGCTCCAGGATGAGCTATCAAAGACTGAACAAAAACTTTAGCAACGTCTTTAATAGCATCTTTAAAAAAAGCCTGAATCCAAAGTTCACTACGCATTTTTATGAGTTGGAATTTCCCACTCCAAATCATAATTTAACTCCTACTCCTGCCGCTAATTCTTCCATTTCTTCATGTTCACGAATCTGATTATATCCTATAAGCATCGCCTGTGCCCATACATTACAATCATCCCATTTTGTTTCCACACCTTCTGGACATACACCAAAACGCTCACAAGCTCTCCATATAGCATATTCCTCAGTACGGTACTTAGGTATTATGAGCTTTTTGACTCCTGCACCTGAGAAACTAAAAAACGTTTCCGAGCCTCTTCAATCTTTTTATTATCAAGACCTTGCACATTAACCACGGTCTGAATAATACGAAAAATTTCCTGCTCAGTAAATCCAGAATCCTTTAGTTCCTTCTCGTAATTTTCCCAGGTCTCAGGTTTAGAGAGATCTACTGTCTCCCACTCAAGACTAGGGGTTGCAGCTAAAGACTTTAAAATCATCCACGCATATTTCTTGTTTGAATGCTCTGTAAGCTTTTTCTTATAGTCTGGATTCTCTATCTCAGATCTACGTTCTCCACCAGGAAGTACAACTTCCGGAGGTTTTGGAATAGGACAAATTTGATAAAATTCATCATAGTCCAAAACCGCCTGTGCTTTGAGAATAATCTCTTCATCCCCACGAATAATAGGAATAATTTCAATTGCTGGCCCACTAATCTTTTTCCCTGCAATCTTCATTTGTTTCCCTTTCAGACTAATAATTTCCTAAATTAAACTTATCCTATGGCCTGACCCGAAGATCAGGCCATAGGAATACAAACTACTGACGTACATCTAGTGCCTGAGTAGCATTACACTGACCTGTAACTGCAACCGTACCAGCCGAAAGATCATGTGCCAAACTGGTATAACGGAAATCAGGGAGTGTAATAATTTCATCAAGCTCATCACCGCAAGGTGGAGCATAATGAATCTCAATATCAACGGCATAAGGCTCACAAGGATCATTCGAACTAGAAACCCATCCAGCCGCTTCACCACGCTGCTTGAGTGCATCTTCTACAGTAGGAGTACCCCAACCAGTCGTAGAGACTGCTCGGAGAAACTCCCACGTAAAATCAAAACGCACATCCATGGGTTCCTCGTCACCTTCCTTAACAGTGTCAAGGAGGCCACGATCCCGAACGTACTCAATTGTCTTACGTTCATCATACGTGAGCGTGCCTTCACCGATCTTTATTTCCAAGCTCTGCTGTGCAGAACCTGTGCCACCATCCTTGAGATAGATAGTAGCATTCTTTAGATCAATTTGTGCACCAAACCACTCACGAGTTCTCATATCGTTACTCCTTACTTACTCTTCGGGTAACTCTACTTGATAATGTCTCTCAACACCAGCCTGAAGAATCTCATCTGCTTTTTGTAGTTGACCAAAATGACTAACCTGTAGTTTTCTACGATACCCATCCATAGCCATTAAACAATCAACATAAGTGTTATCATCTCCAGGCTCATCCCCGTAGCGATAAATATTGATAGTGTTTGTGAATAATGAGGCTACAAAATCTGTCCACAAACGTATTGCATGAAAATCTGTGTCATTTTTCGCTACGGTAATAATTGCATTTACTTCTACTATCAATTTCCACCAGCCCTTATTTATCTGTTGATAATAAGGACCGTCAACGCGAAGCTCAAAGAACTGTTGCAGTTCATCGGTTTCGCGGAGTTGCCCTTCGAGAAACATATGGAGTGTATCTCTATATGTCTCAAAGTGATCGCACACAGAAGCATAAATCCATCGCCCCCAATTAGCATTTATGCCTCCACTTAGTGTCGCCCCCGACACTGAAAAATCTACTGCATCACTAACTGTACCTGGAGAGTCAATAGACATGACCCGACCAGTATAATCACCAGGAGCGATACCAGTAATCTCAATAGTACCGTTCCCAATAATATAAGATAAAGCATTCCATCTTTCGGTGTCCCTCACAGCAAATAAGAATACATTAATCGAACCTGCTTCTGCATTCGTTATTGTTGCTGTTGATCCAGTTATATTTAAATTAGGGACTTGCGTCGGCATCTATGTAACCAATCCTAAATGTTGAAGAAGAATTTGAGTATTATTACGCCCCTTAATTGCAACATTAATATGGGGGTATTCTTTCTTTAATCTTGTCTCTCGACTCATATCCCCAGTATATACCACATACGGAATATTCCGATGTTGATTTTCTAAATTATCTACAACTTGTTTCCCTGCTTCCTTTGTCTCTAAGTTAAGATCAACTATAGCACAAATTATCGAAGCGGCATTTTTATCTAAAACTTCCAATGCATCCTTAGAATTATCTACTACTTTTGTTTCCATGCCAAATTTAGTTAATACTTTAATCAAGTACTTGGAGATATGTTCATCATCTTCAACTACTAAGCAAAATCCTTTAGGGCAAGTTATATGCCGCATAGCTACACGCATATTCTGTGCCCCTGAAAAGAACTTTGAAGCTGTCTCTTTATTGAGCATCTTCATTGACCTTATATTTATTTAATACATCTTTAACTTCTACCATTAAACTATTGCAAGCTCGAACAAGTTCTGTAAGACTCCCCATAAGTTCTTTTGTCTCAGATAATAAGGACTCAACTTGCTTTTGTTGTGCAATATTCTGTCTATATAAAACCCCTATAGCTGTAGCTAGAGACACTATTACAGCAATAATAGCAGATAGAGGTATTTCCATGGTTGTCCTTCCTACTGACTGATTCGCACAGATGCAGTACCACTTGTATATTCACCAGTCTTAAATCCAACTCGATAATTAATATTCTTTTCTGGATCATCACCAACACGTTCTGCATTCGCTGTGAATGTTTCTACATCTTGCCAAGTCTGACCATCAAAAGATCTTTGAAGTGTTACTGTACCTGCCCATGTACCACTAATAGATAAATTAAATGAAACATCCCGTAGACGTATAACTGCCCATTCATCTGCTGCCGCAATATCTTTCTCAACAACGGTAATGGGATCACTCATGATTTAACTCCTTCTGAACTCTCTAAAAATTCAATTTGGGCCTCTACCTCTTCATTATGCCACTCATTAGGTAATCTATTGGTGGTCTCATGGGCTTGAATATACATCGCAAGCCTATAATCATAAAAATCAATAAACTGAAACTCAAAACGTCTGTGATCCCAAATAATATGCCATGTTAATTTTGGATCAAAAGTACTTGGTAAATCTCTCATATCTATAATGAGATCGCGCCTACCTAACCCATAATAAGCACCATATTGAAAATTCTTATTCGCAGCTAAAAATGTAAGATCATAAGCAAACTTACGTGTAATATTATTAGGGAGTAAAATTGCTCTTCTAATACGTAGCACATCATATGTTATCTCTTGTACTCCAGTACGAACATTAATGGTCTTATTAGTTGGACGATACAAATGAATCTCCACCCCGTTTTGACGTTTCAAACGGTATAAGGCTCGACGCATTTGTATTCGTAGAGTATAGGCCATAACTACTCCTGGTTATAATTTGGTAAATTATGTTGTAGAACATAATTTAGCAAATCATAAACGGGGGTGGGTTGGTGTACGGCTTTCACCGTACACCAACCCTATGCGGGACGCATTACCCAAGAAGCACAGCACCGAGATCTGTATCAAGAACCTTGACCCCACACAGAAGGTCAACCGTCACCAGATGACCCTGCTTCGTGCCATTGTACGTGATCGTAACACGAATTGCAATGTTATTGTAATTCGCGACTGCACTCAGCGCACCAGCACCACGACGCGGCATGGCAAGAGGACGAGACACGAATGCAATGGCATTCCGATGGAAAGCAAAGTTAAAGCTTCCAGCGGGACCAATACACACGGCATCACCATCAGAGATAGCCGCATCAAGAGGCCGATCCAGAGTAATACCCACAAGAGCATTAACTCCAATGATCGTATAAACTGCTGTGGCAGTAGAATTACCAAACGCCACCATCTGACCAACCTGAGGAGCAACGGTGAAACCATCCACCGTGATCTCCTTTGCGTAACCTGCTGCATAACCAGCCAGAAGGTCCACAGCACCAGGAGTATAGACGGTAACATCAGCATCATCCACGACTGCCCGAACAAGACCAGGAGCAAGTACCGTGATAGAGGTCGGAGTTGCACCACCAACCGTACTGACCACGCGAAGCGGGGTCATATCGCCTTCAATAGTCATCCAGCTTCCTGCCGTAATAGCAGCAGAGAAACCGTCAACTGTGAAAGTAGTACTACCCGCAGCATAACCAGTACCATTATTAATCTCACCAGTTGTCACAGTATTGCCGCTGGTGACATAGCTCATGTTCTGACACATAAAGTGATCAAAACCGAGCTTCCGACCAAGACTTGCTTCTCGAAGTGCCGTACCATCATCACCAACCTTATCGGCAGTGAGGAAGATATCGGTATCAAGAGCCTGAGTCTCACCATCAGGGTTCCAGATCAGACGCCGACCCTGAGTATATGCCTTATTCTCATTCATGACCTTACGAGTATTAAGGATATAGCTCTTTGCGGTCGTGCTACTGAGACCACCAATCACGCCTGCATTGTTTGCCAGGAACTGAGGCCATTGACCAAGAACCACCTTATCTGCTGCCTGAGCAATAGAAAGAACTGCCGGCTGCAAATAAAGCTGTACCAAGTCCTTCATAGACTTCGACTCTTCTCCATCACGAATCAGGAAAGAAGTATGGAAGTGCTGATCCAGAGGAACCTGGATATTTGTGGATTCGGCATCTTGCACAGTCACATCATCCGTATCCACCTTACGTGTTGCTTCAAACTCACTTGGTTGGCGCGTATTGACAACATCCCCTTCTGCTGCGATTTCCTCAGAAAAATCACGGTAGACCAGATTTGTCGCAACCATATTCTCCACGAGGATAGCAACAGATTCATTGGCCCAAATTTCAGGCATGAGGGCGTCGTTGTCATTTGCACCAAACCAGCGACGTGCTCTCAAAGAGTAGTACATGCTTAATCTCCTAAATCTTACTCAAATCAATCTTACCTTCTTTTCGTAACCGGATATACTCCTCCGTTTTTAACTTACCAATATTCGGAGTCCCACCTTGACCGCTTATGGCATTACCGTCACCACCTAATCCTGCTGTCGAAGTGCCTTTAAAGAGATTACCAAACTTCTCAGGCATTGTTTTCATCATTTCTACAGCCTTACCAACGGTGAGGTCAAGTTCAGTCTCATTACCATCTTCATCTTTGCCGGTAATCTTTGCCTTAGCAATAAGATTTCCCGTGGGTGCTCCAGCCTCATCTAACTCTTCAGCCAGATAAGTAGTTTGACGCAGAATAGCTACAATTTGCGGGGGCGAGAACGCTTCATTGGCTACTGCTGCATCTGTGATAGCTCTAGTAATTGTTTCACCTGTATAACGTTCCTGAAGGGAATTAAACTTTTCCTCCAGTTCTTTAATTTTCTCCGCGCCTTCCTTTCTAAGTCTCTCAGCTTCCTGCTTCGCAAGTTCTTCTTTAGTTTTCAAAGAATCTGAAAGTTCTTTAACACGATTCTGAAACTTTACTCGCTCTTCAGCAGAAAGTGCGCCGGATTGTAACTCAGAAACTAATCCTTCAAGCTGAGTAACTTTATCCTGCAAATTTCTGCGGTTCTGAGCCATAATCCGATTCACTTGATCTTGCGTAAATGTCTTAGGCTTAGTACCATCATCGCCACTTCCCCCACCATCTCCACTCCCACCGCCATCGCCTCCAGTGCCGCTATCAGTACCGCCACCATCACCAGTTCCTCCATCATCATCATCACCACCGCCATCCGTACCACCACCATCGTCTGCACTTCCATACCATCCACGATGCCTAATTTCGTAAATTAATTCTGCCAAACTTACATTCAAATACATCACACTCTCCTTATGTAACCCTTGTGATCTGTACGTTCTCCGGATCAATCAAATAAGGCTTCAAGTAATTCCAGGCCATCGCGCTTGGAATACCGGCCAAGAAATGTTCCGGAGCAAACGAACGATCAAAAGTAGACCTCGCTGAAGCGAGTCCTTGGGACTTCATCCCAAGTAACTCAAGCTCTCTTTCGGGATCAATTCCGTCTAACAACGCAAAAGCTCCCTCTGCACACGCATATTGAATATCTAACGGTACTGTTGTGTCTCCGTATCTTGGAAATTGTTTTTCTTGGTCCTCGTCAGCTTTGATACCAATGAAGTTAAGACGATCAATACGTAGCGTCATATCCTTGAGGGCTTTCTCTTTATCATCATCATCTGCTTGATCCCAGATGGTGACATTATACCGATTCTCAAAATAAGTATCAGCATCTGCTACTGTGATATAAGGGTCCATAATTTACCTCTTTGGGCACTTTTTTCCGGCTTTTTGACGACGACCCAGTTTACTTTTCTTAGCTTGATAACTACCTTTATATGGGCCACTCCCATCCCTAACACCACGTGCATTACGTCCCATTACTTAGCCTCCCCACGGGTCTTATCTTTGACATCTACATCTTGATCTTTAATTTTCTGAGATTCGGTTTTCTCATCTTTAGCTGAGTTATTAGGATCAGCGTCAAGATCAGGTACACCACGTGCTGCTGCACGAGTCTGAGCGGCTACAATACGTGCTGCACGTTTGGAGTGTTCAACTTCCGCCTTCTCCACTTCACCTTCCGGATAGCCCTTGGCTTTGGATGCTGTCTCCGCAGAAAGAAGTCCTTGCTCAATATCTTTGGCAAGGGTATCAGAGTCAGTGATAGGAATGATTGAGTTATTAATCTCTTCCTCAATCTTCCTCATCTCTGCGCCAGGAATTTTATCAGATAGAAGTGTATTCGCAATTTGCTTTGAAACTTCCTTCTGATATGTGATACTAGGAACATCGGATCTGAGTTTTGAGAGCTTCTCAGATTCCTCAAGACGCTGATTATCGGATTTAATAGTGTAATGAGTTGGATAAAGTATTTTGGCCTTTTTATTGGAGTTTTCATACATAGCCCAATATTCAGCTATACGAGTCTCACCATGCTGGAGTTCTTGTCCAACATAGGAAAGGCCAGCCTCAAGAGATTGCTCATCCATCGCACGAGACTCTGCTGAAATCTGTTTTCGTGGAACCAGATTAGAGAGCGCAAGATTAATAAGTAGCTTAATATCTTTTTTGATTTGTTCCTGCTTCTCCATACTTACCCGAAGTGGTTCCGGAGAAGGATGAATATATGCAGGAGGTTCAGTACCAATAGGATATCGACGCCCACGTGTAGCGCCAGTAACAATTTCTTGAGGTTTTGATATATTTGCAGCGGCTTGAGTACCAGGACGATCAAGAGCATCAAAATCATTGTCACTAGGATTGATAGGACGATCTTTCGCCCCGGCATAATTCTGACGAATATGGCCCGAGATTCTTCGGGGATCATACTGTTCCACATAAAAAGGGAAATTACTCTTGAAAGAGTAGTTCATATCAGCGGAGCAAAGATTGAGAAGAGCCACTTGATAATCTGCTACATCCGTTAAAAGACTCTGAGATAATTCTAAAACTACAAACGGAATTCGAGTAATATCTAAAATTACAGGTTCCTTAGCTTCTTTACCCTGATCATCATAAGTCTGGACTCTAACCTTACCCTCTACACGATCAAAATACTTATATTGTGTTTTGATTCCCTTAGGAAGATTAGTAACCTCGTCATATTCATATATAAATTCTCGAAGAAGAAGTGCTCTAAGTTCTTCAGGATTATTATCTATATCATACGCCCAATTCCGAATATCCTGAGCAGAATATGTATAGATATATGGGTTCTTTCCCATTTGTTCAACCTGGGTATTTCCAAGTTCCCGTGGCATATCAATAAAGACCCCTACTTTCCCGTTTGTGAGAAGTTGAGGCAATACAAGAGAACCAATAAAATTATTCATGGTACGGGAATGTCTATCAACACCTTTATCTTCACCTTTGATAGCATTCATATAGCTAGGTGTACCATCTCGACGCACAATATCAATCATACGTTGGAAGATGGCATTTACAATCTCGTTGATAGAACTTTTAGCAAATGCTGGTACGTATGAGATTTTACGGCGATTATTAAAATCCCATTCATCCTCACGTTCTGAGAATTTTTCAAGATACTCTTCCATAAAAGCGTAGCCGCCTTCATAAGTAAGAGTATATTTGTCCCATAAACCCACCATCACATCATATTGTGGGTGGGTTAATTCTGTGATGGATTCTTCACCGTACCAATATCGTGATCTCATATCTTCTCCGTAATATCTTGACTATCACCCATGGCCGCGGCAAAGTTTAGTGCAAGTTCATTATATACTCGCGTATGTGCATAATGGTCCGCGTCTGACCCTTCCACATAAACTGCTACTGGGTTTCCGTTTTTATCCTTCTTATATATTCTCACTGGTGCTTTAATATGATTCTTATATTCTAGATCTAGGTCGCATGGTAAACTTATTGTCTTGTTCCTAAAACGCGAAAGCGCAACATCTAGCCAACTTGTTCTATCGACCGTGATTGTATGCTCTTCCTCTTGATGGACCGCAATTTGTTTCCCTTGTATACCATGACCATAAAAACAGGTTTTCACAAATCCATTAAACTTTTCCGCGAACTCAAAACTTTTTCGTCTTTCTGGTTGAGCATCAATAACCGCATATTGTATTCTATAATCACGAAAAAGATTGTCAAGCTCCTCAAAATTCAATAATTTACCAAATTTTAATACACGACATTGGGCTTCCATATTGAGATCATTCGTAAGTATTTCGCCTGGGAATCGCCACTCACAGATCTCATAATGAAGCCAAGTACCCACGTCCACACCCATTGTGACAAGAGCGGGGGTTGTAGGTACATATCCATTTTTATGTTCTTGGATACATTGCTCAATATCCGGGTCCGTAACTCTTGCGCCAGCGACCACATGCGGGAGACCCAGTTTACTGTTATAGAATTC